CAGCGACCCCAGCAGCGGCCCAAGCAGCGGCCCCAGCAGCGGCCCAAGTAGCTTCTGCATCCTTTCGGACTGCTTGCAGAGTTGGCATTAGTGAAGGACACTGCACGAAGTCCGTGATTTCAGGTAAGACTTCCAATAGTGCGGCTTGATCGTTTAACTTTGCAAGCCGCAACCAAGCCGGAGTATGAACACGGATGAGCCAATCCGCCGCCATTGTAGCGCGACGATGTTCGACTTCTTTAGTGGATCGCGTTCCTACAAGCTTTGGAATGAGCGGCTTGAGAAGCCGGTCACGTTCTGCGTTGTTCGGGAGCCCGTCATTCCAGGCTACCATGAACGCGGTCAGAACTGGGCAAGTGCATTCCGGGTGGTCGGACCAGGGCTCTCCTGCGACATAGGCGACGGCTTCCATAACGCAAGCTTCAACGGTACCATTGCCGTTAGGTGGATGAGAACCGTTGTAGAGGGTCTGGACCTTTGCCAGACGCTCTTGATTGACTTGGGCTTCCATTTTTGTATCCTCCTATTCGGTTACAGAGCTATCTCATCAGGTTATGGCTGCTCAATTCCACAACGACCCCGGTAATTAAGCATACCGGGGTTTCGATTTTAGCGCAGGTATCCTTCCGACCAACAGGCTTGCCAGCCACACTTCCTGCTGTAAGCCCGCTTCAGCTTGGTCATCTCGGCCTTGTTGTCGTCGCAGATTTCCGTCCAGATATCATGCCAGACGATGTTGAAGTCTTGACCCTTCTTGGGTCGCCAAGTCAGGGCGTCGGCTTCGATGATCTCAACCCGCTGTCCCGCGAAAGTAGGTGCAACAAGGTTAATCACGTTTGGAGATTTCTCGATGATGGTAACGCGCTCAACCTCCGGTTTGGTCAAGATTGTCTTGAGGGCGAAACCAAGACCCAGACCATTGAGCAGAACTTTGCCTTCCGCCATCGTGAAAAGGCGGTTGTGTTCGTGAGCTTCGGCCGGGGTGTCGGACATGACTGTGCCTTCGCCCTTGCGGACCAATTTGGTATATGTTCCAGGCGGGACGATTCGATGGCTTTGACCATCACGGATTAGGCGTAGGTTGAACAACCCCGCTTCCTGCGCTGTGACTTCGAACTTCTTCACCGGACCAGTCTCCGCTGATGCCTTCCGGAACGTCAACTTGTGACCAGCCCTTGGGGTGGATTGTGGAGATGGTCTTTTCGGTCCAGGTTTATGCGATGAAGTTGATTGCCTGTTAGTCTATCCATTTTGTATTCCTCCTATTAAGAGTGGCTGGCTCATCAGTGGCGCGATGCCAACCCGCGCCAGACCGGGAAATTGCTCTCCCGGTTTCGCCTATCGGCATTTATGCAGCCATCGCTAGCTCGCGCCAATCGCTCTTGGCGAGTTCGATGATTTCACCGCCCAGCGCTTCGAGCTGGGAGGCGCGGTCATAGCTCTCGACATCTTCCGCTGCACGGGTGACGGCCGCGTGCAACCCGTAGCGGTTCAGCGTGCCGGCTTGGATCAGGTGCTTCAAGACCGCATTGCGCTCGGTCTCCTGCAACCCGAACTTCTTGGCCGTGATCTCAACGACCTTGATCGGGTCGCCTTCGATCTTATCGGCCGTCGCCGCCTTCAGCTTCTCCACCTGGGCGTCAAACCGGGCAACGTTGAAGGCACCAGAGACGACATCCTTCAACTGCGCCCAGAGCGCGGCGTCCGTCAGCTTCTTGGTGGTGTCACTCAGCATGCGGTAGACCTCGTCGCCGAGCTCGTGCCGCCCGCCGATGTGGTATTTGCGCATGGAACGCTCCGTGATCACCATCAGGTTGGAGCACCCTCCGGTCCAGACCGAAGTCTGTACGTTGAGCGCCCCGGAGCCAACCTCCGAATTGCTCAGCACCAGCGCCGGAGAGACAGTATCGAACCGCTGGTGGCCTCGGTTGGTAGGTGTCCACTCAACGGGCAGGTCGCGCTTGATCCGCTCATCTACGACCTTGACGTAGAGCTTCGTGTCCGTCACCTGCGTGGACATGACCGCCACGCCCATATCGAGCAGCGGCGGGAGGGCCGCTTCCAGCAAGTCCGAGTTGTCCAACGGCCGGTAGCGGTCGCTGAGGAAGCCGCGCGCCTTACCGTCCAACGTACGGATCATGCGCGGTTGCGGGTCCTTACGGAACCAGGCGTTGACGTTGATCGCCAACAGATTCGGGTCCTGCGTCCGCATCCGGTCGTAGTACTGGGCCGGGATCTTGGTATGAGACCCGATCTGGTTGTGGGCGTGGTCGTTGACGCCAACGGAAAGGCGAGTTGCATCTCCCTTTTCGCTGCCGATGATGAGGGCAAGGTCAGTCCCAACTTTGTCTACAGGGGCCTCCCAAGATGCGTTGGCAGCGGTTGAGGGCACGAGACTGATATGGTCCGTCGCGGCCACGAAGTCGCGCTTACTCTCTTGCTGACGAACAACCTCGGCGAGAAGCTCTTGTAACGTTCTTCCGGTCTTCATGATATTCTCCTCCTATTCAGGATGGTACGGGATCGTACCGCGACGCCCTTCCCGAAGAAAGGGCGCTCCGCTACGGTCTACGCACCGGGAAATGGGCTATCCCGACGCCATGGATCGACCACGTAGTCGTCCTTTCGCACATCATTAACCGCCCATTGCTGGCCATCACGGTAGGCATCAATCCACTTTGACGCCAAATCGATCGAAGTGGTCCGATAAAGAGATGGATTATGCAGAAAGCGGGGATCAAACACGTCCACTTGACCGCTCAAACCATCTGGTGCAGGACGTACCGTGATTTTATAACCGTTGTAAGTATACATCGCCAATTTCTTCATACCAACCTCCTGCTGATGTTTAAGGCATACGCCTCGGCTTCGACTTCCCAGGGCAGGCGCTTGTACTCATCATAGCTCTGCGGCTCGCGGTACTGCCTACCCTTCCAGACCGATACGCCCCGCACCCGCTTGAGGTCGCCCCGTAGCATTTGCGCTACGTGGACGAGCTCATGGATGAAGGTCTCGATCAGCTGCGGCGTGTTGAAGCTGAACAGCTGCATCTTTGCCACATTGCCGACCAGGCGGTCCAGCGTCTGGCCCATTTCCGCGTCCACCCGTTGAAAGTAGCCTTGGGGCGTAGCGAAATTGGAGACCTCAGCCTTCCCTGGCTTGACCTGACAGTGGACTTCGGCAGCGAAGTTGGCGATGCCGAGGGCTTTGGTTGTGACGCGGAACGCGCGGTTGAGTGTCTTTGCCGTTTCCGGCGCGGACACTCCCTTGAGGACGAGCTTCATTCTTTCCCTCCTATCAAAAAGGAAATGGGTGCGTGAGTACACCGTGAACGGGCTCCGAAGAGCCCGTCTGCGCTGAACTCAGGCTTTTGTCTGTTTTGGGTGTATCCGTTTCCTCGAAGCAAGTCGTTGCTTGAGATCGTCAAGAATTCCGTAAATCTCGTCGGTCGTGTAAATCACGGAATTGCAAAAAGCTTGCGTTGCATCGCTAAGCTGCTCCCAATCCCGCATGGATAGCGCGTTTATTCCCTTCGATAACACCGCAAAATATGCAGGATTACGGGGAGCCTTTTTGACTTTCACGAACCGGAGCAACTCGTCTTCGACGGTTGGCGGTTTCTTCACTGCTTTAGGTTTCCGCATTTTCTCCTCCTGTTACGGACCACACGGTCCTTTCCTGTAGCCAACGGCCGTCACGTGATAGCCGTGGGTCTCATGGGTGAAAGCGGCTTCCGTAGCTGTGAAGTGAACGATTGCGTCGTTCATCTGCTCGGGGGTGATGTTCCAGGCGTACTTGATGAAGGCGTTGATCGGGGCCTTCCAGTCGTCTGGATCTGCTACCAGCTTGAAGAGCTGCTCGCGTTCGGGCTGGAGGGCGTTCTGATCAAGGTCGCGGCCGATATTGCCAAGTTGGGAAGAAATATGCCGCACACCATTTGCGGCGCTTTCCTCTCCTGCTCCGCGCAACCGGGCCGCAAGAGCTTCCAGTTCGTACGCCAACCGGATCAATCGCTCTCCCGATCGTTTGATGTTGGGTTTACGCATTTTTGGTGTCCTCCTATTTTCAAGTTCACCGTGATGCTCTCCTTGTGGAAGGGAGAGCACTGCGCTGAACTCAGAACTGAGCAAACTTCCACCAGTTCTTGACCCACTTTCCGGCCAAGCCTTTCCACTTCATGGCGCGGTCAAGTTCAACCGGCAAGATTGACCGCGTGTCACAGAACTCACCGTGGCTGATCGCGACGTAGTGTCCGGTGACATTCACGATGTAAGGCCCGTCGTGGCCGTGCTCGGCAGCGAACTCGCCAAGCGTACAAAGCTTGGCGCGGGACGCGGCCATCAGTTCCGCCCGGTCCCGCCAGGCGTCTTCTTCGACCACTTTCCAGCCAAGTTGATCCATCGCGCCGAGCATCTCGACGTTATGTAGGCCCATGATTGGCATGTAGCCGCCGTCAGAGCGCAACTCAGGCCCGCGCTCCTGGCGGATGGCGTCCCGTACCTCTTCCAGGCTTGCGCCAGTAACTGCGGCTATAGCCGTTGGACCGCAGAACTCACGCCGCGTACCCCGGTATTTGGGGGTGTAGAGCATTTGTATCCCTCCTATCAATTGAAGCATACTGGTGTTTAAGCGCACCGCAGGACGCCCCATTTGCAGGGGCGCAAGGCGCTACGCTCCTAGGCTGTATATTATCTTGTTACGGCATTTCCGCCGTTCCCAGTAGCGGGCTGGCTTTAGTCGTCAAAAACGGCTGCGTCGTCTGTCGTGTGATCGTTGATGAGTGCGGCGATACCAAGAGCACAAACGTCAGCGTCGTGTTTGGTTATGCCGTACAACGTCCAGTTGCCGAGCTTCACGTCATAGACTTTCGAGCCGTCCGTCAGCGTCTGGGGTACAACATAGATTTGGTACTTCATATTGTCCTCCTACTGTTTGAATTGCACCATGGGACGCACCGTTCTGGATGCGTCCCATGGTGCAATTCAAACATATTTGGGAGGGGCTTAAACCGCGCGTGCAGGCTTATTGAGCAGAAACGGGTGTTTCAATTACCGTAACCGCTCGCGTGCCTGATACTTCGTGCGTTATCCCTGGACTGGAGCTAAGTGCTTTTGGAAGGCACGCCACCGCTGGCGCTCCCTCTCCCGCTGGACTGCCCCCGTGCAACTTTGGCGTTACCGCTACAACCGGGCGCTGGGTGGTCCAGAGGCCATAGAGACTGGGGTATCAACGCCCTTCCGCGTTGCCCATCTCTAGCTAGGGCCTGGAGGGTGAGGGCCGGGGGGAGTTTTGGAGGCTCCCGCTTGCGGTCCCTTCCTCTATGCTTAATATAGGGGGTATTGCGTAAAAGGCAAGGGGGTGCGGCAAATTATTTTACGCAAGTAATACCTGACCCGCGTAAAACGCGGGGCTCACTCCTCCACCGAGAAGAGGTCCAGCCCTACGCTCAGGTAGCGCCCGTCGGGGCTGGTATCCTTGGCAGGGCGGCCATTGGGCGGACCCCAGCGCTCCACCATTGCCTTGTGACGGGCCTCAGCTTCGGTCTTGGCGGTCACGGTGCGCTCACCGCCCGCGCCCTTGAAGGTGAATTTAGGCATGGAAAGCCTCCCTGGGGTTACGTTAAAAGCATACGCTTGCTTTATATAGGCGCTCTTGCCGTAAAAGCAAACCCTCGACCGAAATCATTAGGGCTTTTCGGCTCGGGGTCGGGTCAGGGGTCGATAACCTCCGGCCCTGAGAGCCTCGCTGGTAAGTTATTCTAGCCGAGGGGTAGCCAAGTAGCGGGGCGAGGGAAGGTCTCTCTACGGGCTTCCCTATCGTCGTAAGGTTTAGGTTGCCTCGGGGCGAAATCGGAGGTATAAAGGGCCTTGGTCAACTGTTAAAAAGCGTGCGGCCCGGTTAAGGGGCTGTATCCCACCGGGCCGCCGTAGAAACCTTGCGCTGGTCAAAAACGTAGGGGACGTACTGATCACCATCAGTGGGGGTTCTTATACCCCCGATCAGCGCCCCAGGCAAGCGAAAAGTTTTGACCAGCGCATTACATGGTAAAGGCCCAAAGGAGGCCGACCAAAAATGCGCGCTTCGGCTCTACGAAAAGAATATTCGCCTGTAACTTCAACGACTTCGCCAAAGGCTGCTCCAAGACCGCTCTTCAACGGGGTCAATCTCAACAAGAATTTTCTCAATTACCCTTTGGCCCAAGACCCTAGAACCAGGGCGAAATGGGGGCGGGACGAAAGTGGTAGATGGACTGCACCACTCCCCAGTGACCCACATATTCAAATCAAAAGCAAGACACAACGATGTCCTTCTGCCCTGGACATGAACGTGCTGTTCCAAGTATTGGCGGAAGCGCAACACTCTCACTCCAACAAAATCATCTTCCCCTCCTTTGCGAACTTAGCGCGGCGGGTAGGCCTCAGCCCACGAGACACAAATAGGGTAAGGCTCCACAACTCGCTGGATTATCTGCAAGAGCTCTCCCTTGTCTACTCACGGTGGTGGGCTAACGGTCATAAGGGTGTGGAGGGGAAAGGCCACATCCAACGTACGCTTCCACCACCTTTGGTAAAGGTTACTCTTCCTAAGGGCAGTAACCGGATCGAGATTGTTGTAGAACGAGAATGGATCCAACTCAATACGGGGTTCTATGAGCCAACACCGCTACCTCTATCAGGTGAGGCAACCACACAGAGGCTAGAGCTGTTACAATTGAACTCGATGAACAGCAAACACTTTAGCGATGATGGAACAGAGTTCAACTACAAACATGGAAGACGTGGGCTGACCCGCAAACTGGGTTTGAATCATCATGCTAGAAATCAGGTGCTGGATAACAGCCTAAGGCGGATGAGTGACTGGTTCAAAGCTCATCAAGGCTCAATGGAGGCTTGGCCTCTAAACGATAAGATTGTGTTTATTAAGCGCAAACCTAAGGTCCCTAGAAAAAGCGGACCCTCAAGCGGGCCTAAACCGGACCCTCAAGCGGGGGTCCAGAAGCCAGAAACCGGACCCTCAAGCGGGGGCGATCTATATACGAAAGAAAGTAAGATACTTACGACTTCAAAGAATGAGCCCGCTTACGCGGCCGAAGAGGACTTCGTCCTTGATGAATTAGGTGAGGACACCAACCTTAGAGGATCAATCCTAGCTTGGCCTCAGTCTAGGAAAGACCCTAATCGGTTCGGTCCGTTCCGGGCTTATTCCTATTGTAACCTGCCCGACGAGATGATATCAGACCCTTATGCGTATTAGGCTAGCGGTATGCTTGAAATAAAGAGGGAGAACACAAATGAAGTTTCGAAGTATTGAGAAGACGGAACGTGCTCGATTTCGTCGTCTTCTGCGGCGCGGGCTTGCTGAGCTCTATTCCATAATTCATGAGAATGGAACCAGGGCCGCGACTAGCCGAGTGTTTTATAAGATGTTGGCCAATGTCACACCTAAGAAGGCTAAGCCAAAAGCAAGCAAAAGAGACTTCAAGGTATTCCTGGAGGGAATTGAGGAACAGTGATCTACAAGATCAACACCACCGTCAAGTCCGTGGAGTTCCTGCACCGCAACGTGCGCGGGCGTATGGTGGATAAGGTGGCCGTCATCGATACTGAACCGCTCGGCTGGTTTGCTTTGAAGGTTCCTGGGAGCGGCTTCATATGGGCGATGAGAAGCCTACTCTCGTCAAGGGTCAGAAGGTCGAGATCACCATCAAGGGGTTGTGAATGATTGAGAAACATTTTGTGACGTTCTATAGTCCAGGTACATTTGTTGCTGAAACCAGTGAGAGAACCTATAAACTCATGGGATGTAGACCAGGCACAGCAAATGGCGCATGATATTGTCGAGCGTTACAATGCCACGCCCTATGGTTTCCAGTTTACGACCAGAACGCGTGGGGAGTACGATCTTGATAGTCACGAGAGCGCCCGAAGCCCTTTCTACCATCTTGGAGGCCGCATCGAGACACTGGCCGACGTGAAGACTAGGAACGACCTGAAGGAGCGCATTCTCGTTTCCAATATGGAATGTAATGGTTGGGACAAGATCGTTGTGAACGACAATTCTTGGCGATCAACGCGACCGTTCGGTGCCACAGATATTATTCTTGATTGGAAGCCTAAGATTTGTGTCTAAACCTTCAGAACTTAATACCGTGCTTAAGCTCATCCCTAAGCTCAACCCCAAGGAGCAGCTGGAGATCAAGCAGAAGCTAGACTTCCTTTTGCAAGGTATCAAGACTCACCCCAACCGCCCGCTTGATGACTGGCTGACTGAAGGTATTGTGACCGAGCTCGTCCGGCGTGGCTTACTACACAAAGGCATGGACTGGAAGCGGGTTGCGCCTTCTGGGTATCAGCAGCAGTCAGAGTCTATCCGCACGCTACTGAAGGCCGCTACGCGCCGCCCGTTGACCGCTGGCGAGCAGTATGCTTTGGGTAGGCTAGTTGCCCGTGCGCTAGCCGACTATCTACAGAACACTCCTGGCTTCGGGCTCAAGGTCATGCTACAGAACATCTCCAAGGTGTCTGAAGCCTTGGAGAATTCCTACCCTGGCTATCTCGTGGCCGGTATGTTGGGCATGTTGATCAAGGTGAAATGATGAGTGGAGGAAGCTTTAACTATCTTTGTTTTGCTAATGACGTGGAGGAGTTGCTAGCCAAGCGTTCAGATCTTGAGCAGATGGCAGCACAGCTAACTTCTTTTGGGTACAAAGACGCGGCTTTGGAAACTGAATCAATCTTGGCTTATTTAGAACATGTAGAACGGCAGGTTCAAGCACGCTTGGTTCGGCTTCAAGATGTGTGGAAGGCAGTTGAGTGGAAATGTAGTGGAGACTACAGTCTCGATCAAGTTGAAGAAGCAATCAAGAAATACCGAGGCGCTTAGGTGTGTCCGAGGACACTCTTCCTCCATCTTTACAAGAGAGTCTGCTCGCGCTCCTTGCCTTCAACGACAAGCAGGGCACGGTAGTCGCGGCGCAGGTTAAGCCCGAACACTTTGACGCTCCCTATCAGGAAATTGCTACTAAGCTTCTCGCTTACCGTCGTGAGCAGGGCCGCGCACCGGGGCACGCTCACCTGGATGACCTCTTCGGTTGGGCACTGGAACGGGGTGACCGCGCGCCCCGTCTCCGTAAGCTCCTAGCCGGAATTACCGAGCTCGGCCGGGGCCTCAATGCGGGTTATATTGTTGGCCAGACGCAAAACCATATCAGGCGGCAGTCGATCAAGTCGGCTGTCATGCGGGCCAGTGAGCTTTATGGAGCTAATACTGAGACGGTTCAGATCGAGCAGGTTCTCTACAATGCCTTGAAGGCTCAGACTCAGGGTATCAGTACTGGTACGCGACTGAACGATAGTAACTTCACCTTCCTGGATCGTAAGCCTGTCGATATTCCTCTCGGAATCAAAGAACTGGACCGTATCGATTTTGGTTTGGCGTACAAGCAGATGCTTTTGTATATTGCTCCCAAAGGTTCAGGGAAAAGCTGGTTATGCGTTCATGTTGGTAAACAAGGCCTTCTCCATCGGGCTAAGGTGTTGCATATTTCCTGCGAGATGGACGAGGCTACCGTGGAGGGGCGTTACTATCAAGCTCTCTTCGGTGTGGCGCGGCGTCCTGTAGCCTACCTGCGGACGAAGTTTGAATACGACCAGCTCCGGCGGCTTGTTGGGTGGGAGAGTCAGAGTGTCAAGCCGCGTATGGCGTTTACCGACCCGAATATAAGAAAGTTCTTGCGCGAGAAGCGTAAGCCGCATGGGTTGCGGTTGGGGTCAATCATCATCAAGGAGTTCCCTTCTGGATCGCTCACGCTCTCGAACTTGCAGTTTTATCTAGACTACCTGGAATCCATGGAGAAGTTTGTTCCCACGCTCGTGATCATAGACTACCCTGACCTGATGAAGCACGACATGGACAATTTGCGTATCAGTATTGGACAGACTGTGGTAGGCTTACGGGGTCTAGCTCAACAGCGGAACTTTGCGCTGTTCGCGCCGACACAAGGTGGTCGGGGCTCGTTAGGTGCAAAGCGGGTGCGGTCGAACATGGTGACCGAGGACATCTCCAAGGTGTTTACGGCAGATAACACCTTGACGTATAGTCAGACCGAAGCGGAGAAGCGGTTGAACCTCGCGCGGCTCTATGTAGACCATGCGCGTAGTACGGAAGGGGGGTATGAGATCGTGATCAGTCAAGCGTATTCGATCGGGCAGTATGTCTTGGAATCAGCGTTGAAGTCTTCCATGTACGATGAACAGTTGCGAGGCGAAGATGGAAACAGCGAAACTTGATAAATGTCGCTATTGCTTAAAAGACATTTCACCGTACGAACCAAAAATAATTTTTGGTATTGATTGGTATCGGAGAAGATGCCTAAGTTGTGCACGCTGGTCCGATTTTAGATTGACTAATGATCCCGCAGTCGGCGATTAAAGCCTTCCTCAAGGCTCCTCGGGATGATCATCGCTGGCTCAAGGAATTCTCTGACGCTGACCTCGACGCCGCGCTCAAGTCCATCAAGCCGCTACCTCAGCTAAACCAAGGTTTGCGTAAGAGTCAGAAGGTTGGGTTCCTGCTTGGAGTAGCCTACCCGCAGTTCTGCTTCTGGTACGACATGGGTACTGGAAAGACAGTACTTTCCCTGGAGCTCTTGCGCTACTGGTGGGAATGCGGTAAAATACGCCGCGCCTTGGTTTTCGTCACAAGTGACAAAGCCTTTCCAACTTGGGAGAAGCAGCGTAGCCACTGGAATATAGACATTCCATATATTGCACTTTCACAACCTAGCTCAAAGGAGAAGTGGGAGGCTCTCGAGACTTTCAAGGAAGGCTTGATCTTCATTACGTACCCGGCCGCTGTAAATATGACGACCTATTGGGTCAAGGGTAAGCGCGGTAAGAAGGGCGGCAAGCCTAAGAATCATATGAAGTTGGACCCCAAGCTTGTCGCTCAACTAGGTAAGAATGTGGACGCTTTGATCCTGGACGAATCAACACGCGCGGGGCATTTCCACAGTCTTACAACCAAGCTATGTGCAAAGTTGCGTGAGAACGTTCAGTTCTGTTATGCCCTCGCGGGCCGTCCTTTTGGCCGTGAGCCTATGATGCTCTGGTCGCAACACCACATTGTGGACGGTGGTGAAACACTAGGTGAGACGCTTGGGTTATTCCGCGCCGCGTTCTATTCTGAGCAGGACAATCCCTGGGACCCAAAAGGTTTTGCCAAGGATTACACGTTCAAGAAGAAAATGATGCCACAGTTGATGAGGATTGTGCAGCATCGTTCTATCGCGTATTCGGCGGAGGAGTGCGGGATCAAGTCTAAGTTCATTCCGATCATTGAGGAGGTTCGCCTACCTGAGGAGGCTAGCGCGTATTACCGCAAGGTGGTTGATAACATCATTGCGGCGAAGGGCAACCTTCAGGAGATGAAGAATGCCTTCATGCGGATGCGGCAACTGTCTTCCGGCTTCCTAGGCTTCCGCAACGATGAGTCTGGCGACCGGGTAGAAATTGGCTTTGCGGAGAACCCTAAGCTGGACCGGTTATTGGAATTGATCGAGGAGATGCCTGATGATTCCAAGGCTGTGTGTTTTTATGATTTTACGCACACAGGTAGATGCATTTACCATGATTTGAAAGAGGTTGGACACGACCCGATTTGGCTCTGGTCGGGCAATAAAAACTATGCCGCAGACTTGAAGATGTTTATGGGTGATGAGGCCTGCCGGGTTGCAATCATAAACAACAAGATTGGAGCGTATTCGTTGGATGGTCTTCAGGTGGCTAACTACTGTTTCTTCGTAGAAAGCCCAGTTGGAGTGCTAGATCGAGAACAGGCTGAACGGCGGCTGCGGCGGCAAGGTCAGCAGAAGGTTGTGCTTCAGTATGACTTATGTGTAAGAGGCACGTTGGACGGTAAAATCCTTCAATTCCATCGCGAGGGTGATGATATTCTCGCGGCGCTCCGGGCAAATCCAAAATCGTTATTGGAGGCGTTGAAATGATCCAAGTTACTGTTAACACGTTAGATGCTCCGAATAAGTGTGGAGTGGAACACGAGTACAGTAACATCCACGGCGATATTGAGGATGTTGTTGCTGCCGCTAAAGTTCTTCACCCAGATTGGTCGTCTATCCAGGTCATTGAAACTCGGCCTGCTAAGCATAAACTGGAAGACGAGGATTGAAATGCGCCACTCTGAAATCGATAAGCGTGCCAAGCGTAACCGCCCGCGTCAGTGTCTCTCGGACTATGGATATAATGCGCACAAAGACGCTCCCGCCCGGAAAGGGTCTGTTGTTGAAGCCTTACCGCCTTCTAGTAGCTTCGTCCCGCTAGCCGATGAATTGGAGCGGGTGTTCCGTGCCGTCCATGGTCCAGACTTCGACTTGCTTTAATCAGGTATTAAAGCACTTGCTTTCTAGTCAAAGCTCAGGTATGGTTGCTTTGCCTGCGCTGAAGAGTTCAGCTACTTCTTGTAAATGAAAGATGCTGAACTCGCTGCTTGCCAGGCACCTTTGCGGAACCGACGCTGTAGGAAACAGTTGCATCAGCCTTGTAAGCTGTGGGGAAACCCACGCATGCTGTTTCCGCTTCTTGCTCGGTTCCGTTTGGGTGTTCGGGTCTGTAGGCTCCGCCGATAGCGGGGAGAACGCTGAAGAGAACGGTTACTTCCTTCAGGAGGACGAGGTCGTTGGTTCGAATCCAACCGGCTCCACAGTTTGGGGCCAGTAGCTCAGGGGTAGAGCGCGTTGTTACCGTTTTCGTTGCTTGCTTCTCCTCGTTATCGGCCGACTAACGTAACCGTACCCATAAAGGAGCTTATCATGGCCCGTACGAATGTAGCTGCCCGCAATAAGAACTTCACGCATGAAGGCGGACCTGCCGTCCCGGCGCTCTCGGTTGAGAAGCAGCTATCTGGGTCGTGCGGTTGACGCAGCTAATACGCTTGGCTACGACCGCATCATTGTGATCTCAGATGAGCAGACGGCCGACCGCGTTTCGGATCCGATCACGAAGAAGGCGTACATGATCAATGTTGCCTCCAACAAGCACGGTGTCGGTTATGGCCCCTGGACGCATATCGACGGCTTCTCGGAGCAAGTCCTCCGTTATATCCACGAAGTCGAATGCTGAAGTAAAAGATGACTTCCAAACAATAGCCTGGCGCGATTTCATCTTGTGGGCTTGGGAACAACCCGAAATGCGCCAGGCCTTCGAGGAGGCCATGGGCTTGAAGGAGTTCAAGCCCGCGACCACCCCGTTGGAAGCTTTGATCGACAAGGTTACGGACTACCCAAATAGTGCTTGGGCGCAGTATGTGACAGGCTTTTTGGGTTGGGTCACGATCACGCATTGGGGGCTGGAAGAGGCCCCGTTCGCCTTCCAAAAAGATTTTGCTGAAAAGGCTAAGAAAGGGCTTGCTTTCTATCCAAAGAAGGGGTAGAAAGGGTGGTCTGGTCGGGCTGACTTGTTGTGCGTACCCCGATCTCCTTGTTCTGGGAGGTCGTTCCCGTGTTTGACTGGCTCCGCTTCCTCAATTCGCACGGCATTCCGTACGTAACCTCAGGACCTAACACGTCCAAGGGGCGTCCGGCAATAAAGTGCCCCTATTGTGGCTCAGCCGACCCCTCCGAACATCTCAATCTTCATAGAGACGGCCACTGGCGCTGTTTCCGTAACCCACGAGCCCACTCAGGCCGCTCCCCGATCTGGCTTATCCAGGCCCTTCTCAACTGTTCTCAGGAGGAGGCTAAGCGGCTAGCGGGGGAGGAAGCCTCTCCTCCCCCAGCAGACAACGACCTTGCCGCTCAGGTCGCGAAGAATATGAGGTTGGAGCCTACTGCCACCGCGCGCCCGCAGAAGCTGGAGTTTCCGCCCGAGTTCAAGCCTTTGGCTGAGCAAGGCGTCCGCCCGCTTGCGGCACCGTTTTGGAACTATCTTCTTCAGGACCGTGGGTACACCACGCCGCAGGTTAATTGGCTTGTGTTCAACTACCGGCTTCACTATGCGGTGCGTGGTCCTTACCGTTACCGCCTGATCATCCCGATTTATGATGCCGGGGAACGCCTCCAGACCTGGACGGCGCGGTCCATCGTGTCGGGTGAAACGTTGCGATACAAGACCCTGCCAACTCATCGGGTTGAGGGATACGACTACGATGGCCTGCTGGCGCTCAAGCCCCCCGGCCAGTTGCTCTTAGGGCTTCCACTGCTTCTTCGTGCTCCAAATCCACAGACGCTTGTGCTTTGTGAAGGTCCATTTGACGCCATGCGTATAACGGCTCTGGGTCGGCAAAAAGGTGTCTATGGTACCTGCCTCTTTGGCCTGAATATCTCCGAGGTTCAGGTCAGCCTTCTGGACCGGCTGATGTCACGGTTCAATCGGCTGGTACTCTTACTCGACCCCGATGCGCAGTATCTTACGCTGCGGATCAAGGAACATCTGACGCCACAGGTCGTCACGGTGGGTAAGCTGCCTGAGGGTATAGAAGACCCTGGTGCGCTGCCGGCCGTACAAGGACATGAACTAATTCAATCTTGGGTGTAAATCCATGCAATAAGGCAGAGGAGGAATGGGTTCTCACAAGCATGGAACCTCCGGCTACCCCAGGGCACGGAATGCACGTTACAAAGCTATCTGGCAGCTTGATGATTATAAGGAGCAAGAAGAGAACCGGAGAGTGCGGAAGCGGTTCCGACCTAAGCTTAAGAATGTGACGGTACGAGAACTGTTCAAATGAAAACCAAGGGAGTAGGACGATGGGCGATAAGATGGATAAGGCCGATCCCTACCTGGACGCAGGCTTGCGGGGTTGGCTAGTCAATGCGGTGCATAAACACCATTGGAAGGTGGCATCCTGGTTTGACTTTGATGACCTGCTGCAGGAAGGATATCTCTGCTTTGCGAAGTGTAGGGCGCGGTTCGAGCCAATGCACCCCGAGTTCGAGGCTCATGACGAGGACCGTAGGCGGTTCATGGCTTACTTCCAGATGGCGTTCAATAACCGCATAACCGACCTGCAGCAGAACCCGCGCTCCAAGTTGCAGGAAATCGGTTACGCGCAGTTGTCAGACACTCAGGCTGAAGGGATTGAAGCCTGGACCGAGTCCGCCGCCGAGCTCAGCGATGCTTCTCTGGCTACGCTCCTTGCCAACGCCCCGGCCGAAATTGCGGATATGCTCAAGCAGATCCTGCTCGACGGCGTGGCTGATGTGCCCTACCTGCGAACCCGGCTGCGTAAAAAGTTCTTGCCTGGTGTGGCAACTCCGCGTATAGTCAAGGGCAAGCGCAAAATCCGAGAGACTACCGAGGAGCACTATGACCGCTGTCTGGGGCAATCAGGCGTCATCACAAAGCTACGAGACTATTTTCTCGGTGACGAGAGTGATCCTCTGATCGATAAGGCGGTACGTTGCCTTTTTAGCCAAGGGCAGAGTGCTGAAGTATGTTTGAATAGTCCAGATGCAACTTTGGAGTAGAAACTTATGTCTACCGTACAAGAAGAGCTCCTCGCGCTGACGAAGGTGAAGCCCAAAGCTGGGGAGTCCGCTGAAGACTTCACCGTGCGGGTCTTCAAGAAGGCTGATGCCCTGGCCGACGCCGATGCCCAGAACTGGGAAGCCCTCTCGGATGATGCTCAGGTTTGGGTGAACAAGAATAAAGAGGCGTTGGAAAACGAAACCGAGCTTTATCAGCCGTTGGAATTACCGGAAGCCGAAGACGAACCGGAGGAGAAGGCTGAGGAAGCTGCCTCTGGAGAACAGGAGAAAGTTGTGGCTAAGACTGTAAGTAAGAATGGAAAGGTTGCTGCGAAGCCGAAGTCTGGGAAGTCCACGAAAGTGACTGCTGGTCGTGGTCGCAAGCCGAATATTGGACCTCTGGATGCGAAGATCAAGGTTCTTTCTGAGCCGCCCTTCCGTAAGGGTACGCTCCGCCAGAAGGTCTTTGCAAAATACAAGCCGGGTATGACTGTGGCTGAGGCGCGTAAGGCTGGGATTCCGTTCAACCACATGAAGTATCATGTGGATAACGGGTTTATCTCGCTGGGGCGTTAAAAGCCCTCCTCTGCGTTTCTCTCAGAGAAGGATGACTGGAATGCTTTTTCCGGAATATGAGCGCACGCTTGTAGAGCAAGCGGGGATAAAGTGCTATTTGCGGGAGGGGACGTCTGACTTTGATGTCTGGCGGGAGAACATTACTGATGCTGAAATCGCCAAGCATTTGATAATCACAGAAGGTCAGAAGTGGCTGGATATTGGAGGTTACATTGGCACCTTCGCGTTGTTTGTATTGCAGCGTAAGGCACAGGTAGTGTCCTTTGAGCCTTGGGATTTGCATGTGAAGATTTACAAGGAGCACATGCTTTTGAACGGTTTTACTGCTAATATTGTGTCATTAGGCGTGCTGCAGACCCCTCCTAAGTCGAGGAAGACTGCTCTGATATTGGCAAAGCCTCATCGTAAGGCCGGTAAGCCGTTTATTAATTTGGCTAAGGCGACGGTCATAAATCGGTGGAAGAGTGCGCATCCAGCTATTGAAGTTCCGGTAATTTCTTTCAAGGAGGCGGTGCGCCTTGCGGTGAAGGGTTTAGGTAAGACCGGTAGCTGGAATTTGAAAATCGATGCCGAAGGTCCTGAAGGTGATATTTTGGAATTTGGAGACCTTTCGCTTTTCCAACAGATATTTTTTGAATATCACTATCAGCAGGCTGACCCAACTTACGAGCGCGCTCCAAGGATAATCAAGCGCCTTGAGGAGTTGGGGTTTGTTGTGAAGTTGAGTAAGCCACTCCACAAGCCGAAGTGGTGGAGTGATACAGCTTTCTTGTGTTGGGCAAAAAGGAGTTCATGATGGTTGACCCGATTCGAGTTGGCATTGTAGGTGTAGGCAATTGTGCAAATTCCCTACTTCAGGGGCTGCAATATTATGCTACTGATGACCTCCCGCGAATGGGGTTGGTGCGGCCAAAGGTTGGCCCATATAGCGTGCGGGATATCAAGGTGGTTGCCGCTTTCGACGTGACGGAGACCAAGGTTGGAGCCGATTTATCAGAGGCCATTTGGGCGTACCCAAACAGCACGTTTCAGTTTGCGGAGGTTCCTCAGCAAGAGGTAGAGGTTCGGCGGGGGCCCACCCTTGATGGAATTGGACAGTATATCAAAGGGTGGGTGAAGGAATCGACTCGGCCTCCATGTGATGTGATCAAGGAGCTAGAGGCTGTTAAGGCCCAGGTTCTAATTAACTATTTGCCTGTGGGCTCTGAAGAGGCAGCTTGGTTCTATGCGAAGACGGCTATGGGAGCGGGTTGTGCCTTTATCAATTGTATGCCGACGTTCATCGCGAGTAATCTTCACCGAGCGCAGGAGTTTGAGAAAGTAGGGCTTCCGATCATAGGTGATGATATCAAGTCTCAGGTGGGGGCAACAATCGTCCACCGTGTTCTTGCGCAGCTGTTTCGTGACCGGGGTGTTTTATTGGATCGCACGTACCAATTGAATGTGGGCGGGAATGGAGATTTTCGCAATATGTTAGAGCGTGAACGCCTCGTCAGTAAGAAGCTCTCGAAGACGGAGGCAGTTGTCTCCATTTCAGGGGTAGACTTTGCCGGGAAAGATGTCCATATTGGTCCTTCTGATTATGTGGAATGGCTTGGCGATAAAAAGATTGCGTATATTCGTCTTGAAGGGCGAGGTTTTGGTGGAGCCCCTTTGAACGCCGAGGTAAAGCTCGAGGTTTGGGATTCACCCAATAGTGCTGGAATAGTGATAGATGCAATTCGCTGTGCAAAGATTGCCTTGGATCGTGGTCAAGGTGGGACTATTGAAGAGCCTAGTGCGTATTTCATGAAGCGGCCCCCGAAGCAGTATGATGATGACGTCGCGCTGGATATGCTGGAGGCGTACATTACGGGGCTCCCCGTCGCGGCTGAGTAGATGCGTCTGACTTTCACCACGGAAGAGCACTGGAAGTTCCTTTCCGAATTCGCGCGTTGGGAGTGTAAGGCTGGAGGGCCTGACCCGCATATGGTGCTCTCAGGAGAAATGAGTAAGCATCTTCCATTGGAGGAGCGGCTCTGGCGTGGAGGGTGTTACATAGCGGTCTATAATTCTCCATACGCCGAAGTCCTTTGGCGTATGTGGGATTGGGAGAGGATTCAGAAGACTAAAGAAGCTGAGCTCTTCAACTGGCTGACGGCTAATTTCAAGCGCATCACGATGCGGCGTGAGCGACGATGTGTCCGCCGCCCTGATTGGATGACGGAGTACCTCCAAGGCTATGCACGATTTGTGGTTACGCTTCCGGAGTTGATAGATTCCCTTGATGGCTCTCCGGAAGAGAATTTCGAGCTCGTCTGGGATGCAGTATTGACTGTCACTCGGCTTGGGCGCTATGTTGCTATTAAGCTTTTGGAATACTACCGCCGTTATTGTGGAGCTGATGTTAGACACCCAGATATCCGTCCGGCTGGAGGGATTTCGCCTCGTGAGATGCTTGGTTATCTTTGGCCCGATTATCCTCAGGTTGCTGAGCATGACGATTCGCCGGAAGTCTTGGCTCTCGTCAACAAGCTTGTATGTATCACGCAGAAGCGATTGTTGGATGAGTTCGGTGTAGATCTTGATATGTTTCAGTTGCAGGTTATGCTCTGTGATTATAAACAATCTTGGAAGGGCTTGCGGCAGTATCCAGGGCGCTCGATCGATTCTGAAATGGTTTATGCATTGAAGATGGAGCAGGAGTGGAATACAACTTCTGAGATTTGGCCTATCCGTAAGAGGCTTTTCCCGCATGAGCATTTGGGTGAGTTGCAGGGTTGGGACGTGGTACGGAAGGATGTAGCCGAGGTTCTTGGGACGCAGGGGTATACTTGGACCGACCTGAAGTATGACTATAAGGCGACAAAAGATCTTTCCAACCCAGTCAAGCGATTCAAGTTACCAACGATGGTTGTGCACGAAAAAGGTGTCTACGAGATCTTGCCTGATCAGCTTTACCAAGCCGGAAATTGGAAACGGTATGATTTAGCTGGTTGTAAGGCGAGGATCCAGCAGTTCGGCTTGACGGGTGTGGTCAACCTTTGGCAGGAAGACCTCCGGTTGGAAAAGCTCTTCAAATGGTATCGTCACACACCAATTCCGGATGGAGCTAGTTTCCCAGAGGAAGACCTAGCTGATCTAGTCCAGGAATTGATTGAGCATTTGCAAGGTGGTGGGCGAGTTCTGGTCATGTGTCATGCGGGTCGTAACCGTTCCGGGCTTGTTTCTGCGCTCGTGGTGCGAAAGTTTTTAGGCTGTTCGGGCCAGCAGGCTCTGCAATGGGTCAGAGCGGCCCGCCCGCGCGCCGTAGCGAATGAAGCCTTTGAAGGGTACCTGGCTGGATTGGGCGCTCAGCGGGCTGTTAGAGCCGTCCCTATACAGGCTCCAAGGCCGGGGTATTTGTTTTGATTCTCAATCTCAGATCTACAAATGGAGGAGGAAAAAGCACGCTCGTTCGGGGTGTCTTAGACCGCTTCCCGTCGCGCCCTATATACGGTATTCTTGGCCCGCGTAAGCCTGAGACCTATCAGCTCAACCTCTCTAGAAACCGCTCGCTCGTGGGGAAAGGATTCGGTCTGTCTGTTTTTGGATACGTCTTTTGAAGAGTGTGTTGTTGCGGTCAAGCAGCGCCGGTCTGAGCGCGAGGATGGACGTGAGTTCAAGCTGAAGAATATTACGCAAGCCTACAAGGGATTTCAGCGGGTTCGTAGAACTTTAATACAGGAAGATGTGGTTCGCTGCATGGACATTTCCAGGCAGAATGGTTTGCAGGTAATCCTCCAGTTATTAGAGGAAGCATGATTTTGAACCTTAGGGGCAATCATGCTTCGGGAAAGACGACCGTTGTGCGTAAGCTCTTGGCACATTTTCCTTCCAAGCCAATATTTGGGGCTCTCGGTCCGAGAATGCCGGAAGCATATTTATGCGAGACTGGGCGCTGTCCGTTCTATATTCTCGGCCCTTATAATGTCCCGGGGATGGCGGGGTGTGATTATGTCACGATGCGGGGAATGGCTTTGATGCTTGAGCTTTTGGACAAGTATGTGTCCAAGGGTGATATTCTCTATGAAGGTGTGCTTCTTTCGGTCAGGATCTTGGCTCCGACTATTGGTAAGTGGTTACTGGAACACAAAGACGATGTGCGTATTCTGATCTTGGATACAACCTTGGAGCAGTGCCTTGCGGCGCTGAAGGAACGGCAGGATAAGTCTGCGTATCGTCCGGGAAAGGATGATACGTTGCTCCAGGTTCAGCAGCGGCAGTTCGAACGGGTGAAGAAGCATTTGCAGGGGCAAGGCTTCGGTATTGAGTATGTGTCACGGGACAAAGCGGTTAAGAGAATCATCGAATGTCTGAAGCAGCCCCACTGATTGAATGGGTAGCCGCGCGGGAAGCCTTACGCAAATGTAAGGAGTCTGGTGCTCCGCCGCCGTGGACAACAGATCCAATATTGCAGCAGTACAGGTTTACGAATATTCGGAGAAGAGACGACCGCGTCAGTCGCTGGCTTCGACAGAACGTTCTAACTGAAGCACATTTAAACCAAGGCTTCGCGTCTTTCATAGAGTTTACGGCATTCTGCCGATGGTGCAACTGGCCACCTACGATTGCTGTAATTATGCAGGAAGGTTTGTATCATCCTGTGCAGAAGATTGATTGGAAGGCGGTTGCGAGATGTATGGACCGTTTCAAGAAAGAACATAAGAAGTGTTGGACTTCGGCATATATGGTGATTGGTCCGAAAGGATCCAACAAGTCAAAAGCTCACTTTATTGCAACGAAAGTTGTTGGTAAAAGCATTGGTGGAGCTCTTGACCGAATTGAGAAAGCTCTCCAGACTAAACAGCGTCGAGAAGTATGGTTAGTTTTGATGAGCCTGATGGGTTGGGGAAGTTTCATGTCTGGGCAGGTGGTTGATGATTGGTCTTGGACACCGTTACTCGCTGGTGCGCAAGACGAGAATCTTTGGGCTCCGCAAGGCCCAGGGTCTATTCGGGGGTTCAATCGGCTGAAAGGACTCCCGCTCAAGACTTGCCATAAGGAAGAGGAGTGGTGTGCTCAGCTTCAAGTTTGGCGACAACAAATAATAGACGCGCTCGGTTCTGAATTTTCAGACTTGTCACTGATGGACGTTCAAAATACACTTTGCGAGTATTCGAAATATAGCAAAACCCAGTTGGGTGAAGGCCGACCGCGTTCCAGGTACAAGCCGGAGACTGCGTTTTGACCCGCGATGAAGTCTTTGCTACACCGCGTTTGGCAGGGCAGGTACAGAGGTATCATACGTGGAGTATGCACCGACAGCAATCGGTTGGCGAGCATACTTGGCAGACTATGCGAATTTATTGGCAGATTTGGGGGCCACTTCCGCCCGACGTTTGTACGCATTTGATTTGGCATGATGCTGGGGAGCTTGTTCTTGGTGACTTGCCCTTCCCGGTCAAGAAGAACAACCCGCGTTTGAAGCATGAGTGTGATGTGATTGAAAGGCAAGCCTTAGTTAAAATGATTGGAGGCAATATTGAAGACCTTATCATTTTGTCTGAAGAGGAAAAGCATCGGGTCAAGATTTGCGATCTGATTGATATGCTAGAGATGGGGCAGACTGAGTTCAAGATGGGCAATCAGTATGCTCTTCCTATCATCAACGACGTGCGTTCTGAACTTGGAAAGTGCTTAGTGAATTTCAGTCATACCGAGCGCGAGAAAATCATGTATTATGTCGAGAGGTTTGCGTCGTGAAAGTCTTACACGTCCGGAATGTTAACCAAGCTTTACAGGAAGGCTTGAAATACCTCTATGAGCATGGCGTTCGTGAGGATAGCCGCGCCGGCCCCGTACTAGTCTCTCCGGTTCCGGTGACGACGGTCTATTCTCATCCGCAAGAGCGTGTGTTGTTCTCTGCTGCCCGCGATGCTAACCCAGTATTTCATTTGATGGAAAGCCTGTGGCTTTTGGCTGGTAGGAACGATGCTCGGTGGCTGGATCAATTCGTGCATGATTTCTCTTTGCGATTTGCTGAAGAGGATGGCACACTTCACGGAAGTTATGGATATAGGTGGTTGCATCATTTTGAAATGGAAGGTGGAGGACATCCTAATCCGAGAATGCCAAATCAGTTGAGCATGATTGCTTCTATGCTCACGAAGAACCCGCAGGATCGTCAAGCTGTGTTGACCATGTGGGACCCCGTATCTGATCTGGGTATCCCGGTTCGTGACAAGCCTTGTAATACGCATTGCTATTTTAGAGTTCGAAGAATTCACTACTTATCAGATAATTCGGATAATAGAGTTCTTGACATCACCGTCTGCTGTCGATCAAACGATTTGATTTGGGGGCTTGCCGGTTCAAATGCTGTGCAGTTCGCGTTTTTGCAGGAGTATCTCGCAGCGCGAATTGGTGTGGGCGTCGGAACTTATTATCAAATCAGCAACAATTTTCATGCCTATCTGGATGTATTGGATAAGCTTGAAGGCAAGGCAATTCTTGAGGAAGGTTATACCAAGGACTACCCTGGCGAGGTCGTCCCGCTTGTAAAAGACCCAAACCGCTTTGATACAGACCTTCATCGGTTCTTTGCTGAAGGGTGTGTTGCAGCGCACACGAACGGTTATGCCAACCCGTTCTTTACCAACATCGCGGTGCCGCTCTATTGGGTGCACCGGAACTGGAAGGTGAAGAATATCAAGACTGCGCTGGCGCTCTTGGAGACGGTTCAAGACTCGGATTGGAGACTATCTGCCGAGCAGTGGATTTCACGACGTATGAGTAAGAAGGCAATGAGGTGAGGCTTCCGATGCCGGCTAATGACGAACGGGTTCCTAAACATTATCGTTCGGATGGGTATATTCATTGGGATCTGATTATCGAAACACACACAGAATATCTTGCGGCGAACGCAACAAAGTACATTTCGCGTTGGCGTAAGAAGAATGGCCTCCAAGATTTACAGAAGGCGGTGCACTATATCGATAAGTTGATTGAGTCAGCAAAGTTGGGGTTTATTGAGTCTCCTATGCGCGTATTGCCTGAGATAAATGAACCCGATTTTGCAGAAGTTGCGAAGTTCTGTTTGGCTAACAATCTTTCGGAGCGAGAGCAAATTGCGGTTACGGAATTGATTTTATGGAGGAACACCGACGATTTGGAAAATGCTAGGGATACGGTGAATTTATTGATTGAAGAAGCTCAATCCAAACCCGTCCCCGCAACTGACTCTAACAAACATGCCGACCGCGCTAAGGACCCAACAGGATGGTAAAGTATGAAGCTTGAACGTAAGGAGCTTATTGCCGCGCTTGAACGTGTCAAGCCCGCGCTCCAGACTTCGGGTTCCATCCCCGCGTTGAAGCATATCTGGTTGGACGGTAAGTATCTCTATGCCTACAATGGTGCATTAGGTATCCGTATTGCCTGGCCTACGCAGTTACAACCTTGTGGTATTCCTGGTGGTGTTCTGCTTGGCCTCCTTGAGAGCACTTCGGCCAAGGAAGTTGAGTTTGACCAGACGGCTAAGACGCAATTTGACCTGAAGATGGGCCGTGCTTCGGCAACCGTTCCATTGATGGGTATTGAGTTCACGCCTTGGCCGTTCCCGGAGAAGACTCCGGCTGGCCCGGTAGGCGTCCGCACTCTTACCTTGACGAAGGAACTCATTGAAGGGCTCAAGACCGTCCGCATCATCAAGGCGAGCAAGCCTAAGCGGGTGGAGCACTATGGTGTCGTGCTCTTCCCGAGGAAAGACGCGCTCTCGCTCTACACGACTGATTCAATTTCACTAGCCGAAGTCTCTGTTGCGGGGAAGGTGGCGAAGGACCTTGCCAAGGCTGTCTTGCCTTACGGTTTTGTGGAGCAGCTATTGAAGCTACCTCCTGGTTCAAAGATCAGCTTCACTCAGGATTCCATCTTAGCGGAGGCTGAGGGCATCCAGGTCTGCTCCAATCTATTGGATAGCTCCAGTGTATTCGACCTCCCTGGGCTTGTGGATAAGATGGTAGAGGGTCAGGGCAAGCCTTCGCCTGTGCCGAAGGATCTAGGTGAAGCCATCAACCGCGCGCTTGTGTTGGCTGGCGGTGACCTAGAGAAGGCGTTCATCAAGTTGAATGTGAGTAAGAAGGAGTTTCAGCTCTCCGGAACTCTAGCTTCCGGTATGCTTAAGGAGAAGTTCCCGCTCGCGGCGGCTGTCAGTGAGAGCCAGATCACTGTCCGGCTTGAACATCTAAAGAGCTTATGTAAGGAAGCCGAGGAGTTCGCGATCTCGCCCAAGGTGCTATTGCTATTCGGTAAGGGTGATTCTCTGTTCCTGATTTCAGCGCATGAAGAAAGATGAGCCCACATTATCAACCAAATGGTGTTCCGTTAACACCGCATGAAAGCGAAATATTGGTGGTATTGATTGAGGAATGTGGAGAAGTTATCCAGGCCGCAACCAAGCTCTTGCGCTTCGGAAAAGAAAACCGCCCCGATGATGGTGGGGTAGGTGCTGGTGAGCCCAATACGGTAGTCTTATCGAAGGAAGTGGGGGACCTCCGTTATTTGCTCACGATGGTTCGAGATGCTGGGCTTACAGAGGAATTGATTGAGCGGCAAGCTCAAGAGCGTAAGCATGATAGGCTACGTTGGTTTATGCAAACTCAAGGCCCATGAATGGGTCTTTTATTCCCCAGCGAAAGCTCTCTTGATGTTCGTGCGAACCAGGAGGCTGCGCTCTTCCACCGGATGGGTTGTAAAGCTTGTCCGTTAAAAGACCAACCTGGGAGAATAGAGCCAACTGGTGCGGAACACCCCGTACTATACTTTTTGGGGGAAGCCCCAGGTAAAGATGAGGTAAAGGAACAGAGTCAGTTTGTTGGCGAGAGTGGCGCTCTAATCCGCGAGCGTATCCCCGCCGATATTCTACCTAAAATACGTTGGAATAATTGTGTCAGAAGTAGACCTCCTTCCAATCGTACGCCTGAACGTCCCGAACTGGAAAGTTGTCGTCCGAGCATAGTTGCTGATATAGAGCAATCCCGTCCGAGAGCAATCTTTGGCTTCGGCAACATCCCGCTAACCTGGGTTTCAGGCTTCACCCGAATTACCGACTGGCGCGGCCGCAAGATGCCTGTCAAGGTTGGTAACCATGTTTGTTGGTATTATGCAATGCTCCATCCCTCTTATTTGCTCCGGCAGCGTAAGGGGCGAGACCGCGATGAGTCTCCAACTTATATTGGCTCTGAAGACGAGCGGATGTTTTGCTTTGACCTTCAAGCCGCTTTTTCGGATGCTTTAGGAGGGTTTACGACTCCTGTAGTTCATAATGCCCTTCGGGCTCAGGCGGGCGTGGAGATTTTAACTGACTTGGGGAAGATAATTGAGGCTCTTTACTGGGCGGCAGAACAACCTGCAGTTGGAATTGATTACGAGACTAATTGTATCCGCCCGTACACTGAGGGTGCTAAGATACTCACGGCCGCAGTAGGAACCGAGAAGCGTAGTTTTGCCTTCCCACTGGATCACCGTCAATCTCCTTTGACTGAACCCCAGCGAGATAAGATCGTTGCTGTTTGGCGAAGGTTGTTGTTATCGAAGACGCGCAAGTTCGTTCATAACCTCTCCTTCGAGCAGGAGTGGTCTGCGTTCATGTTTGGCGAAGACCTCCTTCACGCACCGGGGTGGGAGGACAGTGCAACACAAGCTTCAATCATTGACGAGCGGCGAGGAAAGAAGACCAATACAGGTGGCCCATTCAGTCTGGAGTTCCTCTGTCAGCAATATTTTGGTTTCAACTTGAAGCAGATATCAAACCTGGACCGTAAGAACCTTGATCATGAGCCGCTCCCGACTGTTCTTAACTACAATGCTCTGGATGCGAAGTACCATTTGCTTCTTGGGTTGGAGCAAGAGGCCGAGATCAAGTACCAGGGACTTGAGGAAGTTTATGCCTTAGCGCGCCGTCGGGTCCCGGCTGGGGTGATGTCTCAGCTTAAGGGTATTCCCATTGATCAGGACGAAGTAGCCTATCTGGTGGACAAATATGGCAAGCGTATCAAAGTTATTGAAGCCAAGATCGCCGAAGTCCCTGTTGTCAAGAAGTTCCAGCAGATTCACGGCAAGCCGTACAATCCAGGCTCGCACCCGGATAATATAGAGATTTTCTATAAGATGCTTAAGCGGCGTGAGTGTCTTGTGGTCGATAAATACTCAAAGCAGCAGAAACTCTCCGCTGATGAAGAAGTGCTGAGTAAGATTGATCATCCACTATCGAAGCTGCTCTTGGAGTCCCGTCAAGACCTAAAGCGGATGGGTACGTATATAGCGCCTTTGGTCAAAGGCTATGAGAAGAGTGTCATTTATCCGGATGGATTAGCGCACACTAATTACAATATGTATTTTGCCGAAAGTGGAAGAACAAGCGCAGATGAGCCTGCCGTACAAACCTATCCCAAGCGTGATGAAGAAGCAAAGGAAGTCCGCCGGCCCATTGCTGCTCCTAAAGGACATAAGATCCTATCTTTCGACTGGGGGCAGATTCAAGCTCGCATTATTGCAATGTTCTCGAAGGACAAGAACTTTGTGAAGGCACTCTGGGAACGCTATGACACCCATCAAGAGTGGACCGAGCGAATTGCAACAGACTACCCGGCTAGAATTGGCGGGCGGAAGATGCTTTCGGACAAGAAGGCTATGAAGGATTTCCGTACTGATATAAAAAATCAATGGACTTTTCCGCTATTCTTTGGAGCCAAGCTGGAGTCTGTGGCTGGGTATCTCAATATCCCGGTCCATATTGTCAGGCCACACTACAATGCCTTCTGGAAGCAGTTTGCCGGTGTCAAGGACTGGCAAGAACGTGTGATTAAATTTTACCATCAGTATGGTTATACCGAGTGTTTGACAGGGCGGCGACGTCATGGTCCGATGGCTTTGAACCAGATTATCAATTCGCCCGTTCAGGGTACGGAGGCTGAGATCGTTTGTGATAGATGGTCATGCCTTTTCGAGACTGGAAACCCAGAGCTCTGTCCCGAGCTCATGATCCATGACGATCTGACGTTTTTGCGGGTGCCGGAGAATAGAGCTGACGTGATTGCTGAGAAGGTTCTGGATATACTTCTGGATGTGCCGTTTGATTTCGTGAATGTGCCAATTACCGTAGAGCTGAGTGCAGGTCGTAACTGGATGCCGTATGACAAGAAGAATAATCCGGAAGGGCTAGAGGAGGTTGGTTCATTCTCTAGTGACACCTGGTTCCGATGAGTAAGAGGGTTGTGTCTACCAAAATTTACAAGCCTTCTTTGGTTGGAAAGTATACCATTGTTATTGCTGGACGTAAGACCTCTGTTGCTTTGGAAAAGCCGTTCTGGGATGCGCTAAAGGAGATTGCAAGCTTGACGGAGAGGTCCGTTTCTGCCGTCGTTACGAATGTGTATAATGCAGGGCCACATTCTAATTTGTCTTCGGCGTTGCGGTTGTTCATTCTTGACTATTACCAGAATGGTGTGGAATCGTGACCGACTCTTCCCTACTCACAAAATACCGACCTACTTGCTTCGAAGAAGTAATTGGGCAAGACGCCATTGTAGCTTCGCTATTCAATGCGCTCAAGAAGCGTTCCAGCCATGCGTTCCTGTTCATTGGTCCGTCGGGTGTCGGCAAGACCACACTTGCGCGGTTGGCGGCAAAGCAGCTAGGGTGTCAGCCTCTTGACTTGATTGAGATCGATGGAGCAAGTAACACTGGCATAGACGCAATGCGGGAGGTTGCGGCGGATTTGCCGTACATGCCGCTTGGTGAGGGCTCAATAAAAGCTGTAATTTGCGATGAGTGTTTTGTGGAAGGAACTTTGATAGACACTCCTGATGGACCTCGACCTATTGAGAATCTTCGTTGTGGAGAATTAGTAATTGGAGCATTTGGACCAGTACGGATAAAACGAACTTTCAATAAAAAGACTTCAACTAGGAATTTAATTAAGTTGCTTTTTTCTGGTGGACGGTCTATAATTTGTACTCAAGATCATAAGTTTTTGACCTTGAAGGGTTGGATACCAGCTAAGGGACTTCATGGTGTTTACTCCTCCCAGAACTTATCAGTTGGGGAAATACAAACATATTTGCAAGAAGTGTGGGACCCGATTTATGAGCAGCGGTCCCAGAATGTTTTATTGTGTCGATTGCTCGGCGAAAATTTGTGTGAGTTGTGGCAAAAAGTTTTGGGGACGTGGAGGACAAGCTTGTTCTCCGGTTTGTGGAGGTGTTGTAATTGGAAACAAGCTTCGCAACAAACCCCAGTCTATTTCTCATCAGGAAGCAGTGCTTGCTGGGATAGCTCACAGCCGCAAACTGCACCCGGAAGTTTGGGAAGCCACAGCTTCCTTAACATCGAAGCGAACGAAACTATTACGCATTTGGGAGATGCCTGGAGCGGGGAATGGAAGGGGGCCAACAAGACCGCAAAAATTACTTCACTCTTTGGTAGGTGGTTGTTTGGAACATGTAATTATTACTGGAAAGTCTCCTGGGGAAGATGGTTGGCCTTCAAATTACAAAGTAGATATTGGCTTTCCAGAAGTGAAGCTTGGGGTGGAGGTGGATGGAGATTTACATACGCGTCAAAAAGGGCGTCAAATAGATTTGAGACGCGATGCTCGCCTAAGAAAATTAGGGTGGAAAATCTTACGGTTGCTGAACAAAGAGATCTTAGCAGATCCAAAGAAAGCTGCAAAAACGGTGAAGACTTTATTGAAGTCTTTGACCTAGAGATTGAAGGGCACCCTTCTTATTCTGTGGAAGGACAGATTGTCCATAATTGTCATATGTTGTCTAAGTCAGCGTGGGCGTCTTTATTAAAGATCGTTGAAAGTCCTCCCAACCACGTATACTGGTTTTTGTGTACAACGGAAGCTGGAAAGGTGCCAGCTGCGATCAAGACGCGGTGTTTAAGCTATGAGCTCAAGGCAGTTCCTTCACAAACGCTTGCAGAATTCTTGGACGACATTGTAAGCGAAGAGAAGCTAAAAGTTGCTGATGGAGTTTTGACTCTCTGCGCCAAAGAGGCTAAAGGCTCTCCGCGTCAGGCGCTAGCTAACCTAGCGGTGTGTGCTACTGCTAAAACTAAAGCCGAAGCTGCTGAGCTCTTGGCTTCAGCCGAAGAGTCCGCAGCTGCAATCAACCTAGCGCGGGCGCTTTACCAAGGCGCGGGTTGGAGCGAGCTTGTCAAGATCATTGCAGGACTGAACACCGAGAATCCAGAATCTGTTCGACATGTGATTCGCGCATACGGAACAAGTATGCTTTTGAAGTCGGCTAAGGGTACTCAGAATACGCTCGCGGTCCTTGAAGCTTTTGGAACACCATTCAACTCCAGCGATGGTGTCACGCCGTTGCTGCTCGCTTGTGGGAGGTTGACTCAGTCATGACGAATTGGAAGCCTATAGAAGAAGAGATTAGACATAAAGTTCTTGTGACTAATAATATTGATGGGCGCAATTCTATGGGGAACATGTCTCATATTTGGGTGGCAATCCTTGTACAGTACGACACAGGTCCGGATAAGGCAGGTTGGATTACCTTTGATGAAGCTGATCGCAAAATTTGGGGTCTAACGCACTACGCGGAAATTCCCAAATAGGAGGTATGTTTAGTCATGGTTGAGCGCATTTCAAGGAAGCCAGTTCAGAATACATTGGCCGATTTGCGGTCCAAGCTTTCGATCGACAAGGACGACCTTGATGAAGCCTTGGTTGAACAGCCGGATCTGTACTACCATGTGGCTGACGCATATGTTACGGCGGTGGCCGAACGTGATGCTTCGAAATTGGACCTTGAACAGGCGACGGCTGAATTGGATGAACAATACCGCAAGAAGGCGGTTGAGGAAGAAGAAAAGCTAACTGAAGCTGCTTTGCGTAATAAGATCATCTCCACTCCCCGAATCCAGAAGCTGGAGAAAGACCTTCTCTATCTTCGTGCTGAAGCTGACCGATGGCAGGCACTTAAGGAAGCATTTCAACAGCGTTCATTCATGCTACGTGAATTAGTAGCGATGTATGTCCGACGACTTGGAGACCTGACCATTGAACGTGGTTCTCACGATGCCCGTAGTGCTCTTGCACAAGCTAACCATGATGAGGCTGGACGCATTCGTTCCTCGCGGAGACTGGCTCGGTCAGATGGTTGAAACCGCTGAGCTGGGGGTATTGATTATTATCTTGCTGGTGATTGGTGGATACGCTTGTAGTCGTGCGGTAGCACTAGCCTGGTTCCGTACTAAGCTGGAATTCGTTCGTTCTGTCATCCGTGAAGGAGCTCGAGGTAATGGCAAAGACTAGTAGTGGTGGTTTTCAGTATGCGGGTCGTACCGCTGAGGAAGTCAACCGGCGGGCGAAGGAATCTTCGCGGTCTTACGACTCCATTTTCGAAGATGGGTTTGTGGTTTATAAGCCGAAGGAAGGTGAGAACATTATTCGTATCCTTCCGCCCACTTGGCTGAGTTTCGATGACAATGGTAATATGCTCAAAGATGAAGCGTTCGAGAAGTGGGGGGCTTATTGGGAGATCTCGGTCTACGTTCACAATAATATTGGACCGGATAGGTCTACGTTCCTTTGTCTTGCTGAAATGAAAGACGAGCCTTGTCCTGTGTGTGAGGCTCGGCTTGATGCTGCCGATGAGGAGGAGCGGTTTGCGCTCTCGCCCAATCGTCGGGCGCTGTGTTGGCTTATAGATCGCAATGATGAGAAGGCTGGACCGCAGCTTTGGGCTATGCCGCATAAGAAGGTCTTCAAGCCTATTTGTGCGCGTTCCACTGATAGAAAGACGGGCGGCGTTATTCTTGTGGACAACCCTGAAGAGGGGTACGACGTCTTCTTTAATGTGGAGCATGCTGGTAAAAAGAATGCGGATTATACGGCCGTGGACTTTGACCGAGACCCTACACCTATCCATGATGATGAGCGGATCCAAGCCAAGTGGCTCAAATACATCAAGGAGAATCCACTGCCGGAAATCCTCAATTTCCAAGACCACGACTATATGTTGAAGGTCTTGTCCGGCCGGATTTCCAAGAAGGAGCAAGACGAGGAAGTCGAGGAAACCACCACCACCACCCGCCGTCCACGCCGAGGGGCTTCTGAAGAGACCGAAGAGCCCGAGGGCCGTCTACCGCGCTCTCGCCGTCGCGCAACTGAGGAGACCGATCCTACGGGTGATGAGCCCGAGGAAGGCTCAGCGGAACGCCGTGGTACGCGTGGTGAGCGTGGTCGAGATGCAGAAGAAGAGGCTGAAACCCGCCCTTCTGGTCGTCGGGCTGGAGCTCGTTCTGGCCGTGAGCCGGAGGAAGAAACTGAGGCCGATGATCTGCCGCCGCGTAGAGGGCGTCGCGCCGCCGCTGAGGAGCCTGAGGAGGAGATTCTAGAGGAGAGCCGTACCGCCCGTAAGGGTTTAGAGCGCCTCCGTCCTGGAGCCCGTAAAGAGGAACCCACCGCCCCACCGCCCCCGTCGCGGAGCTCCCGACCCCGATGAACCATTCTGAGTTCAATGGAGCGTTATAAACCAGCACTGAAGCCAAAGCCTAACGGCAAAACCGGAGGGGATTATTTCCCCTCCCGTTCGCTTGAGTTTATTGATTCTGGTTGTACACTGCTCAATTGCATTCTTGGTGGAGGCTGGATCCTTGGCCGGCCGGTCAATATTGTGGGGGATCGGTCGGTAGGAAAGACGCTCTGTGCAATTGAAGCCTGCGCAAATTTCTCGCGACAGTACCCGACTGGCAATATTGAGTATCGTGAGGCTGAAGCGGCTTTTGACATTCCATACGCAGAGACGGTTGGGCTTCCAGCTAAGAAGGTCAACTTCGGGTCAGAGGGTATTGACACACTCTGGGATACGATCGATCAGATATTTGATGATTCTCAGCGTTATGTTACCCAGGCTAAGAAGTCTGGCAAGCCGGGGCTCTACATTACCGATTCGCTTGATGCTCTGACTTCCAAGGAGGAGAAAGAACGCGACCGCTCCAAAGGTACTTATGGCACTGCGAAGCCTAAAGCCTTGAGTGAGCTCTTCCGCGTATTAGTCCGCGATTTCCGTCAGACCCGAACTTGTTACATGGTGATCTCGCAGATCAGAGATAAGATCGGTGCAACCTTTGGTGCGAAATATACTCGTGCAGGTGGTAAGGCACTGGACTTCTATTCCAACCAGACGCTCTATCTCAGTCATTTAGGAACCATTGTCAAGACTGTAGGCGGCATCAAGCGCACGACGGGCGTTCGTATCCGAGCTAAATGTACTAAGAACAAGGTAGGCCCATCGTTTGGTGAGTGTGAGTTCATCCTGCGTTATGGTTATGGAATCGATGACTTGATGGCGAATGTGGACTGGCTGGAAGCCGTAGGGAGGCTCAATGAGATTGACGTCAAGAAGGATCAGGTAGCGAAGTTCCTAGCCAAGAGCGAAAAGCTGGAGGACGATGAATACCGCGCTCTCGTGAAGCAGGCTTCGGTTGTTGTCACAAAAGCATGGCAGCAAGTCGGTGCTGATTTCAAACCCAGACACAGTAAGTATGCTTAAAGTAAGCCCGCCCAAGGCAATTTGGGCAAATAAATGGAGTACGGTCTCATGGGTGGTGGACGATTTGACCACGTTGCCTATCGTGCCTTTACGGCATCTACGGCAAGTAGCACTCGCGAGGAGATCTATTCCTCGTCTTCGTTGCATGCTTGTCTCAATCCACACGGTGTCAAGATCCGTGAATCCCGAGATTCGGCCGACAACCCGAACTCGACGCCGCTGATCGTCGGAATCGATGTCACCGGCTCGATGGGGATGGTTGCGGAGGTTCTTGCGCGTAAGGGCCTCGGCACGCTCTTTACGGGCGTTCTTGACCGCAAGCCAATCCATGGTCCGCATGTCATGTTCATGGCGATTGGTGACGCCAATTTCGACTCTGCGCCGCTTCAGGTGTCGCAGTTCGAGGCTGACAATAGGATCGTAGAGCAACTCACGCAGATCTACCTGGAAGGTGGTGGGGGCGGTAACACCTTTGAGAGTTACAACCTGCCCTGGTACTTTGCGGCCCATCACACTGTCCACGACTCCATGGAGAAGCGAGGCAAGCGCGGCTACTTATTCACCGTCGGCGATGAGTGCGCCCCCGGTGACTTGACCAAGGAACAAATCAAGTGGATCATCGGTGATACCCCCGAGGCCGATATCAAGACCAAGGATGTTCTCAATCTGGTCAAGCGTAGCTATGATGTCTTCCATGTCGTGGTGGAGGAAGGTGACTACGCCTCACGCAGTATGGACCGTGTGATGAAGACCTGGACTGAGCTCTTGGGTCAGCATGTCATTCGGCTTCCGGACCACACCAAACTAGCCGAGACTATTGTGTCTGCAATCGAAGTGGCTGAAGGTGTGGACGCCGAGGTCTCGGCCAAGGGCTGGGGGTCTGCAGGAGTATTGGTTCACGAAGCTGTGAAAGCTATTCCGCGTGGCCGCTCACCGCGCATGATTGCTCCGCCTGTGTGATGCGCGCTCGAGCCGTCATTGGTGCCAACTTTGGTGACGAGGGCAAAGGTCTCGTCACCGACTACCTCTGCGCCACGCAAGGTGCAGGAGTAGTTGTACGTTACAATGGTGGTGCTCAGGCTGGGCACACTGTTGTTACGCCTGAGGGTTTACGCCATGTGTTCCATCATTTTGGTTCGGGAACGTTCTGCAACGTTCCTACATTCTTGTCACAGTTCTTTGTCTGCAATCCTTTAGCGGCACTTTATGAAGCTAATGAGTTACTGGCGATGGGTGTAAAGCCAGAGCTTTACGCTCATCCGAATTGTCGGGTTACGACTTTTGCTGATATGATCATCAATCAGAATCTTGAGAACGCAAGAGGTGACAAGCGCCACGGCTCGGTTGGGGTAGGGTTCAACGAGACCGTACTGCGGTCGCAGGTTCCTGAGCTCAAGATCACGATGAGTGACTTGTGGAATGATATTCCGCTGGAAGACCGGCTCCGGGAGATCTGTGGCAAGTATGCTGCGTTCCGTTGTGGGAACAAGATCCCTGACCCAGATGCAATGATTGCTGACTTCATTCGTTCGTGCAAAGCATTTGCCGATGCCGTCCATCCGTTAGGCATGGAGCAGCTAGCCAAGCTGGACCCCGTATTTGAAGGCGCACAAGGATTGCTCCTTTCACAGGATAACAAGGAGTTCTTCCCACACTTGACGCATTCCTATACGGGTATGCGTAATGTCCGTATTCTATGTCAGCAAGCCGGTATTGATCATATTGATCCCTACTACGTTTCACGGACGTATCTAACGCGGCACGGGGCCGGTCCGCTGTTTGGTGAAGACCCGAAGATGTCGTACTTTGATAATACAAACTTGAGTCATCCGTTCCAGGGTAAATTGCGCTTTGCACGATTGAACACCTTGGAGTTGACAAAACGGTGTAAGGCAGATGCGGCCGGGGATTACAAGCTTGTATTTACGCACTGTGACCAGGTTTTGCCAAGCGTCGTCGGAGCAGACTTGTATTTTGGTGGACCGACACGAAATCATGTTGATGAGAATCTTGCCGTGTATGGCAGAGCAATGGAGAAAGTTTGATGGTAAGATAGGGTAGAAAACTTAGGGCTTGCCTTTCCGGCGGTGTCGGGGTATATACGGGGGCTTGGAAGCGTTAGTCCGGGGCGGAAAGCATCACAAGGCATGTCTGGACGGGGATGGATTGTCGCCCGCACCAAGCCAGGACGCGAAGCCTGGGCTGCGGAAAACGTCGCCCGTCAGGGTTACACCTACTACTTCCCAAGAATCCTAGCTCAACGAAAACGGCTAGCGCGAGCAGAACCATTATTTCATTGTTATCTCTTTGTGCAGACATCTGGTGCCTGGAAGTTCCTTCTCAGTACGTTTGGTGTTTCTGGTGTTGTGATATTTGGTGAAACTCCTAGCTACCTTCCCCAGACTGAAATTGACAAGTTCCGCGCTCTCGAAGTTGACGGTCTTGTCCAGCTCCCCAAGATAGACCTCTCCACGCAACGCTTCAAGCCAGGCCAGGAAGTACGGGTTCGGGGCGGGGTGTTCTCTGGCTTTGCGGGTGTCTATCAGGGCCAGGATGCCCGTGAACGTGAGAAGGTGTTGATCGACTTCCTAGGCCGCAAGACTTTGGTACTCTTAGCTCCAGATATCGTTGAAGCTGCCGCGTAAGAACGCAAAGCTAACTGTCGGCGTATGGCTTGAGAGGCAAATCTACTTCTCACGGACGGCGGTAGCGTGGAAGTTTGTTCAACCCTATTTCCTAAGTACCGACACTGGCGATTGGAGGGTCGGCTTACAGTTTGTAATCGGTTGTGGTGTTATGATAGTTCTATTTCTCATCTAAAGAACAAGCCCGAGTGCCCTGAATGCAAGTCAGTCTGTGAGCGTATGCTTAGGCATGGGGACAAACCTTCCAGCAAGCTTGCGCCAAAAGATAATCAAGCTTTGGAATAGTGCCCTTTCAGGTGTTGAAATTGCTGATATGTTCGATTTGAACCCATTGACACTTTACTCCATCTGGTCCAGGGCTAAGAGTGCTGGGCTACTCCCCCGTACTCGCCGCCCGCGTGAGGGGTTCAGATAACGATGTCGTCTTCGTTCCCGTTCTTTAGTCTTGCTAAGAAGTACAATGCGGATTACGCGGGTGTGTTATTGATGGCGGATTTGTTTGCTCATGACCCTTTGCGTTCTGCGGTTGGTGTGATCAATACCGCGATAAGAGACGCGGTTGTTGCAGAACGTCACCGTCGTATTCGCGTTTATATAAATGATATTGATAGTGGTTATGGTTAATTAGTTTTTGCGTTAATTGAGGAACGAAAAACAATCGTTGGTGTGCTAATGCCTGGTCGTGGTGGTAAGACTCCTGGTGCTGGTCGGAAAAAAGGCATTCCGAATAAGACCAATAAGCAGTTTCGTGAGATGGCAGCAGCCTTGGGTCTGATGCCACTTGTGTATGCGCTTGAGGTCATGCGTAATAAGAAGGTTCCCCGTGCTGATCGGTTGGAAGCTTGTAAGGTTGCCATCCCATATCTGCATTCACGTATGCCTATTGCGATTACACATCAAGGTAATCCTCAGCAGCCGATTCAACACCAGCACCGTATGATTCATGAGGTGAAGGATATTACCCCTCAGCAGGCTGCAAAGTTGTATGAGGACACACTGAATACCAGAGTTGAGTTCAAGCCGAAGTTGATCGCTGCGAAATGAAATGAAGCGTATCCCAATCAGTGCTGCTGCGAAGATTGCCAAGGGTTATGGTTATGACCAGGTTGTGATCATCGCACGCAAAGTTGGTGAAGCCCCTGCTCCGCATGGTGAGTGGTGTGTAACTTACGGTGTGGATAAGATCAATTGCGCGGTTGCTGCTCGGATTGGTGACTTCCTGAAGTACAAGGTCTTGGGTTGGGAGCGTGTTCAGGACGATACACCTAAAGACTTTTCATTTGGAGATTATTCCACTTCTACTGGCACTCCTTTTAAGATCTGGATTCAAGACTGCGTAATCGAATGAGCTCTTCTCCTGAAGCCATCCGTGCGGATGAAGAGCTCTTGGACCGCACACTTGCCTCTACGCGCCTGGGATATTCCATCTACGCACCACCATTGTTAGAAGGTAGGATCCTACCCCAACCTACCACCCACCCTGATCCGCGTATGAGTTGGACGTTGGAGGATATGAAAGCTTGCTACAATCCACCGATGGCCAAGCGTACTAGGATGCCGTCCTTGGTTACGAGTCGTGCACACAAGACCCAGGCCCAGACTGAAGCAGAGGAATCTGTGAAGTGAGATATTGGCTTTGTAGATTTGGTTGGCACAGATGGAGGTACGTTGCAGGTCTCCGTAAGATTTGTAAGTATTGTGGTTACGAACGTCGCTACGCGTGGAATGATTAAGAGAGGGAAGCTGTGAAGTGAGTGAAGATTGGGAAATTGTTTGTGATGAAGAGTTTTGGACTGTTACAAATTTGCTTTCCGGGTCTAAAGTCATATTCCCAAAAAGCTCTGTTGCTACACTTGCAGAGGCTTTGCTGTTTGCCAAGCGTAAGTTGGAACAGTCCCGTCAGGCAGAGGAAGTTGTGAAGTGAGTGAAGGTAAGGTTCAAGGTGGTTATACTGCACCCAGTGGTGGAGAGCGCCCTCAACCCCCCAAAACGGGGAGTGGTGTTTCTAATGGGCAACTGAGTGACCGTCAGACATCTACGATCAAGTGGTTCAACTCTGAGAAGGGGTATGGTTTCATCAACAAGCCAAAGGACTTCCCTGGTGACAAGGATATCTTCCTGCACGTCAATTCATTGCCGGAAGGAATTACCAAGCTGGCTGAAGGCACAGCTATTTCGTTTCAGGTCGAGCAGGTGCGTAAGGGTGCTAGGGCTGTGAATGTGAAGGTTGGGTGAATTGTTCCGTTCGTTCATATTGCTTCTGTTCCTGTTGTGCGTTCCTGCTTTAGCGCATGACAACGGGCAATATGCTCAATCCAGCCCAGAAATCCGCAACTGGTTTAATGGACTGCGTAACGAAGCCGGAGGGCAGTGTTGTTCGTTTGCCGACGGTATCTCGATTGATGATCCTGATTGGCAGACTTCTGCTGGTGGTTACCAGGTATTCTACCGGGGGAAATGGTTGGTCGTACCCCCAAAAGCTCTTGTCAAAGGCAATAACAAAATTGGACACGCGGTGCTCTGGCCTCTTGAGTCAGTTGGTACTCCTGGGGTCTTCACTGTCAGGTGCTTCATGCCGGGGTCGGAGACGTAAAATGCTTACACGTCGTGAAGCTTTGATTGGTGCTGGTGCGGTTGTTGCTTCTGCTGCTTTGCCAATATTACCTACACAAAAGACGCTTCTTGCTGGTCCGTTGGTAGAAATCGCAACGGGAACAGAACTGGACGTTCTTGCAGCAATTTGGGGTATAACGCGGGTTGGGAAGCACCTAAGTGGTGTACCTCTTCAAGAAGTTCTAGTTGAGAGTGATGCTCATTTACGTGAAAGGGTGATAGATTTTATTATGCGGGGTTGGCCGCGTTTTGTTGATGAAACCACTAAAGACTTTGCGGAACTCTGTGTTATCGGCTGATGCTTCAGCGCGTAGTTCCCTGGCCCCCTAACTACATCAAGCATTTCGCTTGGAGGCAGGAGCAGCTGCTCAAGCTGCGGGAAGACCCAGTCCTTCTCGCAGGCGCGATCGAGTACTACCGTGATCATCCTATTGAGTTCATCGAACATTGGATCGACACCTACGACCCCCGCAATGCGGGTACGGATCAATTAACGTATTTGCCGTTCAAGCTCTTCAAGCGTCAACGCGAAGCTGTTCAGTTCATCTACGCCTGCCTGAAGGAAGGAGGTTCTGGGCTTATCGAGAAGTCTCGTGACATGGGTGTCACCTGGCTCTGTTGCGCCATCTCGATCCATCTCTGGCGGTTCTGGGATGGCGCTGCGATAGGTTGGGGCTCCCGCAAGTCTGACTTAGTCGATCGTATCGGGGACATGAACTCGATCTTCGAGAAAATCCGTAGAGCTATCGAACGTCTTCCAGTAGAGTTCTACCCGGCAGGCTTCTCACTCCGCGATCACATGGGGTCTCTGAAGATCATCAACCCTAATGGTGGTGCGATAACAGGTGAGTCCGGTGATGAAATCGGTCGTGGAGGACGCTCGCTCATCTACTTCAAGGACGAAGCTGCCAAATATGAACGCCCCGAGCTCATCGAAGCCGCGCTCTCTGACAACGCAAAAGTGCAGATTGACTTCTCCTCGGTTTACGGTCTTGGTACGGTATTCCATCGGAAGCGCGAGTCCGGGGTGGACTGGTCTCCTGGTCAGCCGATTGTCAAGGATCGTGTCAATGTGCTCATCATGGACTGGCGTGATCACCCCGGCAAGACGCAGGAGTGGTACGACGGCCGCAAGTCCAAGGCTATAGCCGAAGGCCTGGAACATATATTTGCGCAGGAGATCGACCGCAACTACGGTGCTAGTGTTGTCGGCACTATTGTCAAGACAGAATGGTTCCGGTCCTCAATTGATGCTCACGTCCATCTGAACTTCGGTGATGATGGGCTTCATTGCGCTGCGCTTGACATCGCGGATGAGGGCACGGACACCAACGCTTTAGCCATCCGTAAGGGCATCGTTCTCAGGACCTTGGAGGAGTGGGGCGAGAGGGACACGGGCGTTACCGCCCGCCGTGCGCTAGCCGCCTGTAGACCGCTAGGAACGGCTCTGAGCCCCATCGAGCTTCAATACGACTTCGGTGGGGGGTGGGGCGCGGCCTTCAAGGCGGAGCACAACCGCCTGAATGACGAAGGGCTGATGCCGAAGACCATCCGGCCGGTTCCCTGGAATGCGGGTGGAGCAGTCTTATATCCAGACAAGCATGTCGTCCCAAAGGACAAGGACTCTCCGCTCAACGAGGAGTTCTATGCTAACCTGAAGGCACAAGGCTGGTGGGAGCTACGGCGCAGGTTTGAGCTTACCCACCGCGCCAGGACCGAGCCCGGTTTCACCTACGACACTGATGACCTGATCAGCATCGATTCAAGAATTCCTCTTCTGCGCAAGCTGGAGAAGGAAATCTGCCAGCCTACGATAGGGCAATCCTCCAAGCTGAAGCTCCTGGTCAATAAGCAGCCTGATGGTGCAAAGTCTCCTAACCTAGCTGATGCGGTCATGATGTGCTATTGGCCGGTTCCGGCTAAGAAGATCATGCGAATCACGGACGATATCTTGAGGAGAATCTAGAATGACCGCCGTTCTTCCTCTAAACCTGAATGAAGACACCATCCCGGTCGTTCTCAACAAACAGCTAGGCACGCCGCTCAAGGGTGATGCTGAATTGCATCTGTTGGCGGGAATGCCGATTCATCCAAATCATCTGATATCGGTAGCTACTGTCACAACGGCAGCTACGACGGCAGGCTTGTCTACGGCCGATGCAACTAAGCTCACGAATGAGCTGACTAGACGCAAGGCAACAAAGGCGTAAAAACATGTTGTGCTGGTGCGAGCTTCTCCTACTGCCGTTCTTCTGGCTAGGCATCAAGCGCAACAAGGATGCTACCTACCTTAACGGTACGAGGTACGAGAGAATCTATCGCAACAACTAGGAGAAGCAGCAATGTTTACGATCAAGTTTTACACCGATAATGGTCGTTGCATTATTCGAGCGGCTGAGAGCTTTACAATCCTTCGAGACGAGATGACAGGCGAAGTTGAGATTACATTACATCAACGGGATGGTGATGCCGAATCGATATTTGTGTCTGCTGATCAAAAGCGTGTGGAGGGTTGGCCGCCAGCTTTTCAGTGGGCCTATATCGAGAATGCAATGGGCAAGACCGTCGAACGGATTCATCTCAAGCCAGTAGAGGCTGCTTAATAATGCCCGAGGGTAAGGAGAACTGGTTCAAGCTGATCTCCAACGGCATTCTGGGCCGGGTTGGACCGGGTAATGTGGATATGGAAGTGGACCGCGCCGATCAGTACAAGGTTGCTGGCCCTGCGGCTGCAAGGTCTTCAATCCTCCGTCAGCCTAACACGGTCGATACACTGGCACTGGCGGAAGAGGTTCAGAAGCGAGGACGGAAATAATGCCACTTTCTTCAATTGAGCAAAAACGATTGGAAGATTTGCGTGTTAAGCAGGGGCTGACTAGGCTTTCTAGTAAAGAACAAGATGAAATGATTGATTTGATAAATAAGAAGAAGCAGCAGAAACCAGCTCAAGATTCCAACTCAATGTTCACAGTCGATCTAGAGTTCCGTGACGGTCGTCGTCTGCACCCGCAATTCGTGACGCGCCACGAAGCTGTTGCATTTGCGGGTCGGATGGCGATGGACGGGCGTATTGCGAGGAGTGAGGTTAGGTTGGGAAAAGATTCACAATGGTACGTTCCTATGGAGCACACGGGAGAAGGCAAGCCAGTTTGGAAAGGAGCACGACGGGGTGTTCGGGTTGAAGCCGCTTCTGAACAGGAAGCGATTAAGAAAGCCGAGGCTGAGAATCCTGGGTTTAAGGCTGAAGGTGCTGAAGCTAAATAGTTATGATCGCCCGCTACATTCCTAAGCCCAAGCCGCCCACGCCCGAGCAGAAGCGCGCGAAGCTCAGCCTCGCGCTGGACAATGCTCTAGGCGCAATACCCGCAAAGCCAAGCACCTTCCGCGCCTACGAGTTTCCGAAGCATCCACCGCGCTTGATGCGTCAAGTCAAGTCTGCTGGCTTGGCAATGGACGACAATACCGCCCTTACGTCCGACTTCAACTGGGCTGCTTCAATCATTGGTCAGTCTTTCCGTGAAGGTCTTCAATTCCTTGGCTATCCATTCCTCTCCGAACTTGCCCAGCGTCCTGAATACCGCATCCCGGTCGAGACCATTGCTGGTGAGATGTGTCGTAAGTGGATCAAGTTCGAAGCTGTTGGCGACGAGGAGAAAACCGAGCAGATCAAGGAACTTGAAGACCGTTGGAAGGACTTGAAGGTACAAGAATCCACACGCAAGATTATCGAGCAGGACGGCTACTTCGGTCGTGCGCATCTTTATCTCGACTTCGGCACTACAGACCAACCCGATGAGCTCAAGACCCCGATTGGTGATGGGCAGAATAAGCTCAGTCTTTCCAAGGTAGCAAAGGGTTCTCTGCAGCGTGTAACTCCGGTTGAAGCAATCTGGTCCTACCCGACCAATTACAATTCCAACAACCCACTGAAGCCAGACTGGTACCGCCCCCAACACTGGTTCTCGATGGGGACCGAGATTCATGTTTCGCGCTTTCTGACATTCGTGGGCCGTGAAGTGTCGGATATGCTCAAGCCGGCATACAGTTTTGGTGGCTTGTCCCTCTCGCAGATGCTCAAGCCGTACGTGGACAACTGGCTCACAACCAGACAATCCGTCAACGATCTCATACATGCTTTTGTGGTCTGGGGCCTGAAGACCAATCTAGCCGAATCTCTCACGATGCAGGGAGACTTGCTCTTCAAGCGGATCGAACTCTTCAATCGCATGCGCGACAATCGCGGCATGATGATGATCGACAAGGACACTGAAGAGTTCTTCAATGTTGTTACGCCACTTGGCTCTCTTGACGCGCTCCAGGCGCAGGCGCAAGAGCACATGATGTCCGTAGCGCGTATCCCGGCTGTCAAGTTCACGGGCCTGCAGCCTACTGGATTGAATGCTTCCTCAGAAGGGGAAATCAGAGCATTCTACGACACCATCCATGACCGACAGGAAACATTTTTACGTCCCAACCTGACGCGGGTGATGCACTTCACCATGCTGGATCTCTGGGGCAAGATCGACCCTGAGATCACGATCAGCTTCGAGCCGCTCTGGTCCATGGATGAGAAGGAAGAAGCCGAAGTCCGCGAGATTGATGCCCGCACGGGTCAGATCCATATCGACACTGGCGTCATCAGCCAGGAGGAAGAGCGCAAGCGCATCTCTGAGCAGGCTGACTCGCCTTACCAGGGTTTGGACTGGCAGACCCTTCCGGATCTGAGGCAGGAAGAATCTGAGGGTTTGATCCCTAAAGGTGGGGGCGCAGGGGTCAAAGCCGAGCTAGGTGAAGGTGAGGAGGGCGCTGAGGAGCCTTCCGGGGAAGAGGGTGACAACCCTGAGGGTGAGACTGAGGACGCTCTGGGAGGCTCTGAGGCCGATCTAGAGCCCGATATGAGCCACCGTACCGCCCGGACGGGTAAGTTGGTCCGTGTATTAGGCGGTGGAAAGTACGCTCAGCCTCACCCGCAGCGAACCGAACGTATAACCAAGCTGAAGAAGCTCTTACCCGAGGCTGCTGAATAAGTATGGCTCAATGTGAACCCTTCTACTCTCGCAGTTTCAAGACAGTTCGACCGACACCTCACCCGTTGGATCGAAGCCGACCGTAACAGGAAACCGTACATGACCACGCCTTCTGCTATTTCGCGTATCACGGCGCATGCTGAACGTGCCAGTAAGTTGATGGATGATACCGACAAGACGGACCAGATGGCGGGTCCGATCTTGGATGAGTACGAGAAGTCTCTCAAGCGGTTCCAGGCTGGTGTTTCTGATATCGATGCTAAGCGTAAGGCACTCGACGCCGCACTACCTGCATTCGGTAATGCTGCTGCGTTGATGGACAAAGCCTTTCAGGATGAGAAGCCTCCTGCTGCAGGGGCTTCTGTGAATGGTGAGCAGCAGGTAATCAAGCCACAGGATGTTGCTAAGGTCGAAGCTGTATTAGACCACGCCAATCATCCTATGCCTCCGAGTTCGCCTTCCCCTTAGTTGAGTTCTACTGGCATGTGTTCGCCGCCTATCTGAAAGGATTTGACCATGCCGCTCAAGTCAGGATCCAGCCAAGAAACGATCAGTAGCAATATCGGTACCGAAATTCGGCATGGTAAAGATCCTAAGCAGGCAGCGGCAATTGCGTATAGTAAGGCACGTGGGGATGAGGCTGAAGACGCGGGTCCGTATCTTTGGGAAGTGACTTTTATAGGTGCTGGAATAGGCCATCCTGCGTATCATACAGTGAAAGTAACGGCGTATACTGGCGCTGAAGCAGAAGAAAAGGCTAGGGAAAAAGCCAATATCAAAGTTGATACTTCAAAATGGAAACTGTCAACGTCTATGACCAAAAACTTAGGAAAGGCTCAAGACGCCTCTCGTGGCCTACTCACCGTAGGTGCTAAGGACGCCCTCCCCCTCCAATTCGCCTGCGACTCCCTTTCCCGCTCTGCTCAAATTATTGACCGCATCGGCGATTTCGTTCTGCTGGAAGGTATGGCGCTGGACTCTGGCTTCTATTTCACTCAGGGTCCGGGCGGACCGCGCAAGTTCAATGCACGGCAGGATGCCTTGGACTATATCGAGTACGCACAAGATTCCCGCCAATGGCCGATGTTGAGCGTATGAAGCAATTGGAGCAGAAAAAGAAAGACAAAGACGCTGAGCTCTTCCCTGGCTCGTCCCAGAATGACCCCGAGCGTGCCAAGATGTACAGGAGTCTTTCTTCCGCAGCGGGGAAGAAGCTAGCCGATGATCCCGAGGAAGCTGGGCGCAGACGTAGGGATGCGCAGACGGGGGATGCGGAAGATCCAAAACAAGAACGCGCGATGCGCGATCGGATGAATGGTATTGTTCGCAATCAAGAAGGCGAGATTATTTCCATTCGAGGCAAATCTGTTCGACCTAAAGGGGAAAAAGGACCTGATGTTTCTAAGGCTGAATTCCACGCTTATGGTCGGCCGGAAAACGCTTAAGTGTTCTCTGCCAAGGACAAGGTTGATCTCTCTGTTCTGCGTAAGCAGCTGGATTCTGCTAAGAAGGTCATCCAGGCTCAGGATAAGCATCTTACTTCCTTAAAGCACCGTCTTGCGGTTGATGCTAAGCCGAAGAAAGACCGTGTCCTCCGCCCTGTCCATCCCTCATTTGCGCTTGAGATTGCCTACCGTCGTAAGCTGGAGTGCTTGATCGAGGAGATGCACAATTCGGTCAAGTACTGGATCAGCGCCGCGTTCAAGGCCAACGAGCCGGAACTGACTACTTTAGCACAAGACAGTATGGTTGATTTTGCTAGCGGCGGTGGGGAAGTTTCAGGAGCCCACGCGCGTTATGGCCATGCGGCTGCGTTGAGCCAACCAATCGCTGGGTTATCCCTGGACTTGGGCAGCAGAGCCGGAATTGTACCCGGCCCGCTAGCAACCGACGCCTTACCGGCCAGAGAGCTCCGTAGAGCGGTTAGAAAGCTCTCCCGTAGATGGCTCCGCCGATTCAATGAAGCCTCCTTGGAGCTCGCCCAATGGTTCTCCTTACGCGCCCACAAACGGTCAACGCAGCAGCTGGGGCTAATCCTCAAGAAGGGTGGCTGGTCCGTAGACCTGAAGATGACGCCAGCGCAGCGCGACATTTTGGCTGCTACTATCCAGGAGAACGTCAGCCTCATAAAATCGATACCCTCCCAATATTTTACTCAGATCGAGGGTATGGTTATGCGTTCGGTTACAACGGGGCGAGACCTCCAGCAGCTGACTAATGATCTTCAGCGGCAGTTTCGTGTAACCAGACGCAGAGCTGAGCTGATATCAAGGGATCAGAACAATAAGGCAACTTCTGTTATTGTTGGTGCACGTCAAATTGAGTTGGGCCTCCGTGCAGTATGGGTTCATAGTGGAGCAGGGAAACACCCCAGACCCACTCATGTGAAGGCAGGACGTGATCGGGTCGAGTATGATCCTAGAGAGGGCTGGTGGGACCCTGCTGTGCGTCGTAGAATTTGGCCAGGTACCGAAGTGAATTGCAGGTGTTTTTCACGCAGTCTTGTGCCGGGATTTTCATGAACAACCAGATCAATCATGTTAGGAACAACGGTACCAACGCTCCCTGGAAGTTCGAGGAGGATACAGCCCTTCAATTCCTGAAAGCAGCGGGGTTTTCGTGGAAAGAGATTTCACGTCGTATTCCGGGGCGCACTATGGCGGCTTGCCAGACGCGGTGGGAAATCTACTATCGGGAGACTTCATCCAAGTACAATAAACACCGTGCTCGTACCGAGCGGCGTAAAGCCCTCCGAGATATTCCGATTTTTGGAGGCAACTACATTTTCCGCGTACCAGATGGTGACCCTTACTTGCAGAAGCTGATCAAGGTCCACGGTAATGACACAATCAACCGGGATTATGTTCAGAGAAAGGTTGCATAAAGCAGCCACAGAAATGGATTCTAGGGGAAGAATCCGCAGTAGAGAGACGGGGGACGATGAGAGCCATCCTCGCGTAACGGCGCTCTCGTAAATACAAGGGGATCTACAAATGCGTAAACTCTTGCTTTCGACGACTATCCTGGCTGTTGCTGCATTCGCAGTTCCGGCCCAGGCAGCTGACATGTCGGTCAAGGCTCTGAAGAGCAATCTTCTGGTCTTCCCGTACAATAGCTCCGGTTTCTATTGGGGCGTTGCGACCAAGGCCGGGGTGGAACAGGACTCTGCTTCCGGTTCTTTCCTGGCAACTTCACTGGCAACCGGCACCGTCAGTGCTACCGGGGGTGGCATTGGTGGCACGCTGGGCTACATGCGTGGCATGCAGGACAAGTGGGTTGCCTTTGAGGGCACGCTCTACTGGATGAATGTGACGGGAGCGGGCCAGGCGACTATGCCTATTGGTGGAGGCGTGAGTGTCGCCGTGCCGGCTACGTTTGCAAGCCGATGGAGCGCCGAGCAGGTTGTCAAGATCGGCGGATGGAATCCCTTCTCCATCATTGGCAACCTTGGCTTCACGTTCCCGGCGTTGCCGACTCCGCCCACCGTTCCGGGTATCAACATCGTTGGCACCGGTCATACCTATATCATGGCTGGTGTTGAAGAGTGGGGGATCTCCGGTCAATTTTTCACGGCCAATACTGGCATTACGGTCGGGGTCGCTCCGCTCGTGGGAGCCGGTATCATGAATCAGATCGTTGATGCACGCGGTAAGCTCACAGGCGCGGTCTTGGATGTTGGCGCTCAGGTGGTCTTTGCGGACAAGGGGTTCCAGACCTCTGGCTTGTTTGCTCCCGGGACTCCTGTGGTGTCACAACTGAATAGTGGCAAGAAGTACGAAGCCTTCGTGAAGGTGGACTTCTGAAGCATGAGCGCCGTAACGCGACTCAATCCTGTCGTCGCTGAGCAAGTGCAGGATATTGCTACGCTCACGGTGGCGTCTGTCGATGAAATCGGTGCACGTAGTGCCGATCAGATCGACGAAGCTGCTGCGGCCGTAGAGAAAGCCGGTAACGAACTCGCCACCAAGCTACGTGCCTTGGCTTCCGCCATGCGGGAACACACAAGACGTGCATCCCAGGAGGTCAGCGAGTTCAGCTTATTTGCCAAGACCGCGAGTGACACCGTGGTCGGGCTAGAGAAGCAGATTACCAGCAAGTTCGCCGAAGACTAGACCCCAAAGGCTTCCCCTCCGGCATTCGATCTCCGGAATCCAACCTTGGGGGACTGGGACCAGCCCGCTGACACCTCAGACGCCCCTGGTAGTCAGTGGGCTGGGTTATTCTAGGAGGCTTGTATGGAACGTTACAAGCCCAAGGAGAAACTTAACGGTCACGCTCTGGACCAGGGGATTGCCGCTGGTATCCTTTTCGTAGCACCTGACGGCGAGGTTCTGCTTCTAAGACGCGGTTCTCAAGAGGAGAATTATGCGGGACACTGGGCGCTTCCTGGTGGTAAGGCTGAAGAAGGCGAAACCCCGGAGCAAGCTGCCGATCGTGAAGCTCGTGAAGAAATTGGTGGTAAGCCTGTTGGTCAGAAGAAGCTTCTCGACAAAACGACTACGCCCACAGGAATGGTGTTCCACACTTTTTCCCAGCCTGTCGAGGCTAAGTTCGTTCCTAAGCTGAATGGAGAACATTCCGGATATTGTTGGTCGTCATTAGACCAGTTGCCGCAACCGCTTCATCCTGCTGTAGCTAAGACAATCCAGACTAAGCTTGGCGAATCTGCTGAGGATATGTCTGAAGCTGACTGGGATGGGTTAGCAGCGGGCCTAGCCAAGTGGCTGAGCGAAGAGCGTGAGGAAGCTGAGCATGCGGAAGATGATACAATTCACCGTCCTGTAATTCATGATCCTTATTCTCGCGCTGTAGAAGGTGTTGACGAAAATCAAGCTCACGATGCTAAGCTTCAGCACGATGAAGTCCAGTACGGCCCCGGCAAGCCCAAGTCTCACTGCTCGATTTGTGAGTATTACCTCAAGCCTGATCATTGTCAGCTAGTCAACGACCCAATCGAGGCCCAGGGCTGGTGCAAGCTCTTCACCAAAGAGCAAATCTACGCAGTAGAGATCAACCGCGACTATGACGGCCCTTGGATTTCGTGCATGTCCAAGGATGGTCAGTGGATGTACGTCAACCGAAATGTGCCGGAGACCGTAGACATTCATGGCCAGGAAGTTGACGTAGACGAAGACCTCTTGCACCATGAAGTACCGGAACTGGAAGAAATTCAAAAGCTGCTTGCTGAATTCGAAGAAGAGCACGGCCGCAAGCCCAAGACCGAGGAGAAGAAGCAGCTCTACCTCAAGGCGCACCATGGTGCAGGCACGCCCAGCGAACGACAATATTGCAAGGAGCGCGGAATTGACTGGGACGCACTCTCAGCTTGGTACCGGGGTCAGGAAGCCAAGATTGCGAAGCTGAAGGTTAAATACCCGCCACCTGATGCGGATGTCCGACCAATTCCGCACAAGCATGGTGATCTGGAGATCGCGTTGGATGCTCAAATCTATCCTAAAGACTTGAAAGTAGGAGATAGGATTTGGACTAATCAATATGGATATATTGTTGTTGAAAAGGTTTTTCCTTTTGATCCTAAATACCCAAACAGTCAACTTGTTGAAACTTCAAAAGGACGACGTGATTTTACTCCAGATAAATTAGTCACAATCGCGCGAGACTCCAAAGCCGAGCCCGAACACACTCTCGAAATCCAGTACGACGGCGATTTCGATATGGCTGGGTTGTTGCGCACTCTCTGGTGGCTGGGTCAGGCCGGAGCTTCACGGAATGTCGATGTTGCGTCTGAAGATAATGAGATCAAGGGTCAGCTAAAGGAAAGAGGTTACCAGACTGAATTTGGTTGGGACGGCGATGGCGCGGACAAGATCTACTCCGCAACTATTGATGGTATGGATATTCTGAAGGACGGTGCGGAAGATGCCGAATTCAATGAGGAAGACCATCCCCGCAAAGGCGGCAAGTTCGCCAAGAAGGGCGAATCCTCTGCAGGTGCTTCTGAACCTAATGAGGAGCGCGAGGAGGCAGGGGGATCTGGAGAGGGCGAGCGAGATCGCTCAGCTACTGGTTCCGTATCTCATTCCCAGAAGGTGAAGGCGTTTTTCAAACAGCCTAACGTATCGAAGACCATTGCCAAGTCAGCTGGAGATTTTGTAAAACGGCACGCTAAAGGTGCAACCGAGCACGCCATCTTTGGCCAGTACATGGGAGCTATCCACGCGGTCTCTGCCTTGGCGGTTGAACAACTTGGTGCTTCGGTTCCTGAAGCTGCGGCAATCAGTGTTGCCGCTTATGCGGTTCATACGATTGCCGATAAGCTTGGCTTTGGTCCAGAGAAGGCTACTCATCTCTTGATCAAGGTGGGTCAAGGCTTGATCAGTTCACTCCTGGGTGCACATGAAGTCGGCAAGATGAAGGAGGCTCATGCCGGCCAGGAAGAAGGCGATGCTGCTCCCGAGGACGCAGAAGTCTTGGCTTCCGTTCAGCGATTTGTGAAGATACTGGAGAAGACCCCGGCCCAGGAGCTGATGAAGAAAGCTAAGCCGCCCAAGGAAGAGCAGCCTGCGCACGACGAGGCTAAGTGGATTGCGTTAGATCACTTCCTGATTGCTTCAAGAGGAACCGAGAAGTTTGCGTTTGATAAGTCAGTACGCGAATACGATGCTGACGGCCGTTTGCATGTGACTGTTGCGAATATTTCGAAGGCGAACGTGTGTCCATATTTGGGCAAAGAGATTCCCGATGAGGACGGAACTCTCAAATTGGAACCTGAGAAAATCTACCAATTGTTGAGACCCGCTGCCGAATTGGAGAAAGCTGCTCCAACCTTCAACGGTATCCCTGTTCTACGTGAGCACATTCCGGTCTCGGCAGATGATCATCAGCCTGATGAAGTGATTGGCGCTACGGGCACGGACGCAGAGTTTGTTGATCCGTATCTGCGTAATTCTTTGGTGATTTGGTCCAAGGATGACATTGACGACATTAAGTCAGGTGAGAAGCGCGAACTTTCGTGCGGATACCGGTATAAGGCAATAATGGAGCCGGGGGAATACAAAGGCGTACCGTATCAAGGTCGCATGGTCCAAATTGTGGCAAATCATTTGGCGATCTGCCGCGAAGGACGTGCCGGTGCCGATATTCGTATTGGTGACAAGGTTCCTGAAGCCTTGCGTTGGGCTGCTATTGAGGAGGCGATTCTAGGGCTGTAATAAAAAGAGAGCGGTGTTTCCACCGCTCCCGCCCTTACCATACCCCCACCTCACCGGACCGTAGCTTACCTAACCTTGGCTTACCTTACCAAGCCTCACCTCACCATACCAAGCCTTACCGGACCATAGCAGCTAGACATACTGAACATATTTGGAGTTTCTGATGTCCAGGCTGATTACTGAACTGAAGAAGAAATACGGAACACCCGAAGCTGCAATCGAAGCTTTGGGCCTGGACGCGTCCATACTGAAAAGCGCCGTCGTTGGCGACAGTAAACTGAATTTGAGCAAAGATGCCTCTTTAACTGAGTGGTCTACTAATCTTCAAATGACTTTGCGTAAGGTAAAAGCCCTTGAACAAGATGCGCGAAATAAAGGCGTTGATAAGGGCAAAATAGATCAAGCTCTTTCCAAGGATTTACCCAAACAAAAAATAGAAGCTTTGCAGAAGTTGATAGAGGAAAAATCCGTATCTGGTGACTCAAAAAAGGAGCTCAACATGAGCAAGGTGATCTTGACGCGTAAAGCCGCTGTGGCTCAGGGAGCTCTCATGACCTTCCTGCAGCCGAAGCTGGCTAAGGATGCTAAGCTTGACTGGGGCAAGATCCTCGGCCGCGTGACCGGCAAGAATTTTGCTTCCAAGAAGGGTGCTATTGTGGCCGGTATCAAGGAGCAGACGAAAGGCAAGCTCGCCAAGGATGCGTCTGTGGATGGCCTCGTCGAGCTCCTGGACGGGCTCGAGAAGGTTGAGGCTATGGAGCACGGCGACGCTGATGCTTTGGAGACCGATCCGAACTCTGGTATCCCGATGAAGATGGAGCCCGAGGAGGAAGAGGAAACCATGGATGATGATCCTGGTGCCAAGCTCGGCGAGTACCTCAAGGGCCAGGGTATGGACGATGAAGCCATCTCTGGTGCTATGCAAGCCGCTGGCTTTGGTGGTCATGACGCTGAGATGAATGACCCCGAGGGTGTCCCGGATAACCACAAGCCGGGTTCCATGAAGGCGGCCAATGAAGGTGAAGACGAAGTCGATGAGGAAGATGGCGGCAAGTTCGCTAAGGCCAAGGACAAGAAGGCGAAGGATGAGCCTCCGCCGTTCAAGGGTAAGCCCGAAGTAGGAGGCGGTATGTCAGGCGATCAGATCAACAAGGCTATCCAGGCGGCTGTGAAGCGCGCGAATGACGAGGCTGACAAGAAGATCACGCAAGCCCGTGATGAGGCCAAGGCGGTGCGTACCGCTGAACGCTTTGTGCGCCCCTGGGTAGGTGACCTCGCCATGGCACATGACTCTGCCGAAGAGGTCTACAAGACCGCGCTGACCTCCCTGGGTGTGGACGTGAAGGGTGTACATCCTTCTGCCTTCAAGACCATCCTGGAGCGCATTCCTCAGCCGGGTACGGCCCGTCAGGCGCAGGATACGGCTTTGGCCGCCGATGCGGGGACTGTGGCCGACTTCCACCGTAGGTACCCTCAAGTTGCTAGAATAGGACGTGCCTGAGACCCCCCGTAATCGCCCTGAGAAGCCCCAGGGTTAAGTTTCCGGCTTCTCCCTACCCTTTCCCCACCTGAAAATCGAAGCCTCCCTGAGGCTCTCCTAGGCGGTCTCCGTCTAGGTGTGGGGACTAAATGGGTTGCCTGAGACTGAAAACTCAACTATAGTGAAGGTCGATGGAACGCTATCGACCTTCACCCGCAAAACGTCGTATTTTCTATATTTACATTCTATTCCGACCTTGGGATGGATCGCCTTGTTACGTGGGGAAAAGGAAAAGGTGATCGTTGGAATGATCATGAGCGCCGACCGGACAGTCGTGCTAGAAATTATATGTTGCGAGCAATCGTTGAGCGTGCAAAAAAGTTAGGTAAAGAATTACCAAAAGTAAAATTGCGTGAGAAGATGACTGAAGACGAAGCTTTTGAGCTTGAGCGTATCTTCATCAAAGCAATAGGACGTAAGAAAGATGGAGGTCCTCTTGTTAATTTGACTGATGGTGGCGACGGTTCTACTGGATTAGTGTTTAGACCTGAAAGTCGTAAGTTGTTGAGTGTAGCTCATACTGGAAAAACGCTTTCTGCTGACCATAAGAAAAACATTTCAATTGCTTTGAAAGACAAGCCAAAGTCTCCAGAACACGCTGCTAATGCAGCTGCTGCACAACGTGGTAAGAAAAAGAAATCTGGTTGGTGGACCACCGAAGAAGGACGCGCAAAGCAGCGCGCTAATAATCCAGGACACACTGGACACCACCATTCTGAAGCCGCTATATTACTTATCAAAGCGGCTAGAGCGCGACAAACCGCAAGGGATCGCGAACGTAAGCGTACCGCACCGCCGCTCTAGCGGCTTTAGGAAAATACCTCTCACTCTAACCTTGAAAAGGAGTTCTCCAATGAACGGAGAAGCTCGTCGAAATTGGCTTGACCGCATCTGGTTTGGTGACTATGAAGACATCCAACTGCGGTTTCACTGTAATATGGCAAGTGGCTTCCAAAGCCAGGTGTCTGTCCAACCTGCCCCCGGAGTCGAAGGGGACTTCTGCTCATTCAATACTGGCACCCGTAACATGGTCAATGCTGGTCCGGGTGGGCTGGTGTCTGGTCCTAACGGGTGTACGGTCGGCCGCTTTGCTTGGTACTCAGGCCCTGTTGACGCTGATGGTACCCCGACGCAGGTCAGCACGAGCTTCGTTGGTGCGGGGATTATCGCGGGCGGTGGCACCTTCCCTGGTCCGGGGTCTAGCTCTCAGATGGTGGTGGGCTTTGTGCATCGTGAGCAGCAGGCTCCGATCACAACCTTCCTAGCTGACGCTACGCTCGTGGTGCCGCAAGGCTTCCCGGTCACGCTCTTCAGCGGCGGTGACTTCTGGATGAAGAACAGAGGCACAACCACTGCCCAGATTGGCCAGAAGGCCTATGCCAACCTCGCTGACGGTTCAGTCTACTTTGCGGCGTCGGGAGCTCCCACGCAGTCAGCTTCCATCACGGCTTCGATTGCCCCGGCGCTCTCGACCATCACGGCTTCGATTGCCGGCAATATCCTCTCCGTGACGGCGGTGGCTTCTGGCACTCTGACCCCCGGCACAACGCTTTCGGGTTCGGGCGGTGGCGCAACCGTTCTCACTGGTACGACCATCACGGCGCAGCTTTCGGGCTCGACGGGTTTGGTGGGCACCTACTCCGTCAACTTGCCTGAGCAGACTGTTGGCTCGATCACGATGAACGGGTCTGCGGGGCTTCTCAATGCCTCGGCGGTGGCTTCAGGTACCTTGGGTGTGGGGCAGGTGTTGACTGGTACAGGTATCGCAGCCGGCACTTATATCACTGCTCTTGGCACCGGCACGGGTGGTACGGGGACCTACTACGTCTCCCCCAGTCAGACCGATAGCTCTTCCACGTTGACTACGGTTGGGGCGGTGGAAACCAAGTGGATGGCTATGAGCAATGGTGTCGTCGGGGAGCTTGTCAAGACAAGTTCTGAACACTTGGGTTAAACACCCAACCGTTCTCCCGTCTTAGCTTAACCTCTTCACAACGCGCGGCCCCACCGCTGAGACGACGGCCGGCAAGGAGAAACGCGATGAATTTGCAGGAATCAATCCAGCAGTGGCGTGCGGACCGGCCGCTCTTGGCGGACAATGGTCTCTCGTTCGAACGAGGAGCCGAAGTCCAGTGTTACCTCCCGGATGAGTGGCGCTACAATGCAACGCTCGCAATGGACGCGCTGCCCACCCTGACAACCGATCCCAATGCGGGTATTCCTGCATTGCTGACCACGTCCATCGATCCGGAAGTGGTGCGTATTCTCTTCGCGCCGAACAAGGCAGCGGAGATCTTTACTGAACGGCGAGCCGGTACCTGGCTCGACCAAACTCGTATTTTCCCGGTTGTGGAGCACACGGGTGAGGTCTCCAGCTATGGGGACTATGCCGGGAATGGTGAAGTCGGTGTGAATACCGACTTCCCAAACCGTCAGGCTTATCTCTTCCAGGCGGTGAAGGAGTACGGTGAGCTTGAACTTGAGCGCATGGGTCTAGCCAAGCTCAACTGGGTCAGCGAGAAAGACCAAGCTGCCGCTACGGTCATGGGCAAGTTCCTGAATTTCACCTATTTCTTTGGTGTGTCGGGCTTGCAGAACTACGGTCTGCTGAATGACCCCGCGCTGCCGGCTTCCATCTCGCCAGCCTCCAAGGCTTATGGCGGGACGAAGTGGATTTCTGGTGGTGTAGTTCAGGCCACGGCGAATGAGGTCTTCACCGACATCCAGTCCACGTTCTTCCAGCTGGTCCAGCAGACCAATGGCTTGATCTCTGCCGAGGACAAGCTCATCCTCGCGATGTCTCCGCAGTCTGAAGTCGCCCTGACCGCGACCAATACCTTCAACGTCAACGTGCATGACCTGTTGAAGAAGAACTTTCCGAAGCTGGAGGTCAAGACCGCCGTGCAGTACTCGGTTACGACTTCTTCCAACCCGCAAGGAATCGCGGCCGGCAACTTCATGCAGATGTTCGTCCCGAACATTGAAGGTCAGGCGGTTGGCTACTGTGCCTTCAACGAGAAGATGCGCTCGCACCCCATCATTCGCGAGCTCTCCTCCTTCCGGCAGAAGGTCACGGGCGGGACGTGGGGTGCCGTTATTAAGGCACCAGTTGCCATAAGTAGCATGCTAGGAATCTAAGCGTGTTGATCGTAAGTAGCCGAAGCTCGTCTATGGATTAGTTGAACGGATAACGC